CTAAGACGGATATAATTATTACTATTGAAGGTCAGGACTACCCTGTACTAGAAACTTCAAAAGGATCACCATTTATAGTGTGTGAGTCTCCTAAAAGTGGTAATAAATATCCAGTTTGGATTGGTAAAGAAACAGATAAGAAAGCAGAAGGTTACGAAGGTAAAGCTGTCAGAAAAAGTAAAAGTGGTAAATACTTTGTCTTTTTAATCAGTAAAAATGGAGGTAATCCTTATTGTAAATATCTGCCAGAAGAGAAAATAATATAATCATTAAGCTGGCCCTATTCACACATTTTGGGCTTTGTGTTCTATAAATTAAATTTTATATAAGGGCCAGATTTTTAATCATTTCACTATGAAAAGAACAACAAAAAGGTATACCGTTAATACCAAAAAAGCTAACGAAGAAGGTAAAAAGTTTGAAGTTTTTAATAATCTTAGAGCGGCAAGAAAATTTGCCAGAGCTATGATGAGAGATAACAATTTTGTTTCTCTATTAAACTTTAAAAGAATACCTCTAGCAATATAAATACTATGGAAGCTAAAAAATGGCATTGAAGAAATTATAAAGTATTTAGAGTCTTTTGATATAACTGTTAATTATAGTAAAATTGAAGGAAATCTTAATAGAATAATAGAATTTGAAGTAGAAGGGCAAGAATATTATATTCAATGGTGGGTAAATCAATCTTACCTAAAATTTAAAAATGGTTTCAGTGTTCCTAAACTTCCTTTTAAATTTATAAATGTTATAAATTACTTTCCAACTTCAGAGCATAAATATCATCTATGTTTTTATGATATAAAAGCTGAACATAAGGATCAATTTATATACAGTGAAGTTCCTTTTGGAGCTTTACAAATACCATTTAATCAGTAAGGAGAAATCCTTACATATCACATTCCAGGTTTGGGTCTCTGAAATAATAGGAGAAGTAGTTCGATTCTGCTATGTGGTACAAATGGAGATTATCGTGGCCAAAGATGGTCAGTCTATTCCTATACGGCAAGGATGAGTGCCCACTACATAGAATAGTGGGGTAGGACACTCTTTGATAGATATATCTCTATTTACTTAAAGTAAAAAACAACTATGAGTGATACAGTAAGTAAATACTACGAAAAATTGGAAGACCAGGAATGGTGGGCTAATAAAGAAAAAGAACAAAACAAATCAAGATTTGCAAGATTCAAATCTTTTATGTATAACCTATTTAATATAAAATAATGTTAGCAAGAGCAATACAAATAGCAAGTGAGGCCCATGTAAATCAAACAGATAAGCAAGGGAAACCTTATATTTTACACCCTCTTTGGGTTATGAATAAAGTTAGACATCTTGGAGAAGAGTATATGATTGTTGGAGTTCTTCATGATTTAGTAGAAGATACTGACTGGACAATTGAGAAATTAAGAGAAGAAGGATTTCATGAGAATATTCTTTTAGCTTTAACTCTTCTTGATATGAGAGCTGGATCTTATGAAGGAAACATTGAATTAATAGCTACAAATGAGTATGCCACTCAAGTTAAACTTAGAGATTTAGAACATAATTCTAAAATCACTCGACTTAAAGATGTAAGAGAAAAAGACTTTGAAAGAATTAAGAAGTATAATAAAGCTTACAACTACTTAAAAAGATTCAGAAAATGATAACAATTGGAATATTAGTATTTGTATATGTTATGTCTGCGATAGCTGTTGCTATTTGGGACAAAATAGTTAGTGAAACTGAAGTAATGTCTTGGGTGGATAACACCCAGATATTTACTCCGGTTTATAATACTATTGTAGCAATACAATTATGGAGGGATTTTAATCCTTTAAGAAAAAAGTGAAACAATTAATTTAAAAATTAAACTGTGATGAAAAGAGTTTTATTATTGATCATGACAATCCTGATAATTTCATGTTCAAAGGAAGAGAATTTTAAAGATTACGTTACAACTGATTCATACACACTAGTTTACACAACAAAACATTTGCCAGAGGGATTTAGAGTTTATGCTGGAACCACTGTCACTTATTCAGATTCTTTTGAATTTATTAATTCAGATTATAATGAAGAAGCTAATACTGTTGTAGTAGAAACTAAAAATGGGCCTGTAAAGATTGATTCAAATCTTTATGCTCAAGGTGGATCAGAGGTAACTATTGTACTGTATAATAGTAGTGGAGATATTGTAGATCAAAGAACAATATCAGGAGAAAACTATAATTATATTTACGAGTTTTAGGAACAATTAATATTATACAATATGAGAACAATTAAATGGGTATTACCCTTTGCAACAAAAGACTATTTATTACAGATGACTCAAGAGTTATGTGATAATCCTTTTGTTAAACTGATTACTGGCTTAGAGAATAATCAAGGAGGAGTATCAGAAGCTTATATTACTATTGAGGAGACAGAAAATATAGAAGAAGTAATTCTTTATATAGGAGCAACCATTGGGGCTCATTCTGTTACTTATGCTATGGATATTCTACAAAATATAGAACAGACAGCTCAAGTTACATGTAAATGTGGAAAACAAACTGTTTGTGAAGAAGAAGCACCAGAAGTAATATATCTTCCGGAAAAACTTCCAAGACCTGAACAAAATAACCAGGAAATTGAGATAGAAACTCAAGAAGATCTATTTCAAGAGCAAACATTAACTGTAGAAGCTCAAGAATTGCTTAGAGGAGTACTAAGTAGATTCAAAAGTAACTAAAAATCAGTAGTAACATATAAAAGCATAAATATGGAGATAGCAACAGAGATAGTTGATCAATTTGAATACAAAGGAAAACAAATTGCTGTCCATAAAGGAGGGAATCTTAAATTATATTTTGTTTACGAAGAAGATGGTAAAGAAATCGTCTTGTCTTTAGATGAAATTAAAACTTTTATAGATAACCCATTTAGTCATACAACAATAAATAATAATATTGTTGATATGATAGAGAAGTCTGTTAAAATCAATGATTTTCTATTTAATCTAAAAGATCTTGAAAGCAGGCTAGATAAATACAAAATTGAAGAGTTATGAAAAACTTGATTGTTTTATTTGTGTTGGTAGTATGTATTAATCATAATTTAGGTATGACAAAAGTACCTGAAGCTGTGACACAAATACCAAAAATAACATGTGAAGAAGAAATACTTGAGACTCCTTCTGAGAAAGGGGTTAGGTATGGCATAGCTTCCTACTATGGAGAGCGTTGGAATGGAAGAACTACGGCTAATATGGAAATATATGACTGTAATCTTTTAACTTGTGCCAGTCCTACACTACCTTTTAACACGATTCTTAAAGTTACTAACTTAGATAACGATAAGTTTATTATTATCAGAGTTAATGATAGAGGGCCTTATAAAATGGATAAACAAGGTAAAGCTTTGAAACCATTGATACCTCATCCAAAAAGAATTTTAGATCTTTCTAAGAAATCATTTGATACTATTGGAGATCTTAAAAAAGGATTGATGAGAATCAAGTATGAGATTGTTGGGTAATGAGAAGGGAAAGCCTTCTGGAATAATTAATCAGAAGGCTTAACTACCTTCATAAAAATAAAACAATGAAAGAACTATTTAATTACTTAGATGAGCTGCATCCCGGAATTATCCTTATTGGTACAACAGTTTTATATTTAGTGACCAGATATTTTGGTAAAAGATATCTAAAAAAGATGGAGTTATGAATTCATATTATATAATGATACATTTTGATGGTCCTTATGTTAACGGATTTTTTGTCCCTCAAGCTAAAGATGAGAAAGATGCACTAAAACAACTAAAAGAAAGCTTAGTACAGAAGAAGAAGAGATCTATTAAAGATAGGGAAAGAGATAGTATGAGTGATGAACTTTCTTTTAGAAGAGTTAGATCAGCATTAAGATCATTAAAGAAACCTTGGAGATATACAAAAAAAAGTATAGAAAGAGGAAGGAAGGAAAGTGTAGTACGAGTTATGAAATGGAACAAACCACTTTTAACAGGTTATTGGTTAACAGATATAGAAACTGGAGGACATTTGTGCAACATACAATAGAGTTGGATTGGGAACAATGAAAACTAGTATGTTTGTGCACCACCTGAAATACATTGGAGAATGTGTTTAGCCACTTAGATGTAAAGTAGGGTGGATATTATAAGAGTGCAGTGTCAATGATAACTACTGGATTATAAGGAATTTAGTAATCAATCTTATGAGATGAGAATGATATTGACTTTAAAAACTGTGCTCTTATTTTATGGGGCTGTTCTGGCTTTGACCTTGTATGAATTTTATAATGTTCAGTGCACAGAGATAAGTGCTAAAAACTTAGGTGATATCAATAATTGGAAACAATAAAGATAATACACAGATTAAAGCTAATATGAATGTTGTTCACAATATTCTAAATGGAGGGAGTGAAGATTTAGTAGCTCCTAAGATGGAATTGGCTGTAGCTGCCTAAGCTATAAAATTTTAGGTAAACCCGGTTGCTAGACCATAACTAACTAGATGGTGGAATGTCAACTTAACAAGTTGGCCCTATTCCTTGTGAGGAATTCAAACTACACATTAAACTGTATAAAACATTGTATCTGCAATAGGAGGCACCTGGGTTCGACTCCCAGCAGCTCCACAAACTTAAAAAATATGTAGGAATCGCAAGAACAAAAAAGAAAGGCATATATGGCTATGTACACCCCTGGAGGAAAAATTAATCTAAATGATCACCAACTAAAAATTATAGATAAGTATCTTAAAGATGAGTTTAAAGGTAATCCCTGTTTAGAGATTCCTTTAGGAGATTATAAAACATGTATGTTACCTAGAACTGTGAAAGAAGAAAATAATCTAGATATATTTTTAGATTTTAAAGCAATAAAAAATTAATAACTATTTAAACAGAAAACAAATGAAAATTTTATCATTATTCTCAGCAACAAAAGAAGAAAGAGAAAAGAAACAAGCAGAAAGAACTGCAAAAGCTTTAAAGAGAGGCCAAGAAGCTCTTTTAGACAAACTTGAAGCTAGAGCTGATAAAGCTCAAGAAACTATTGACAAGTTAGTTGAAGGTAAAATCAGTAATATTAACACTGATACTTTTAATGAAACTTACCATAAAGCAAAACTTGAATTAGTTCTTGTAGCTAAAGAAATTGAAATTGCTCAAGAAGTAATGAAAGAACTTTATTCAGATGAAAAGTAGACCATTAGTTGTCTATTTGAGTAAATCTTTAAAAGTTGAAGAAAAAGTCCTACAGGAAGTCAGAGATCAGTTGATTTCCTGTGGATTTAAAATTCAAGAATACACTGGAGGGAGTTATAGTCCTGAACTTAGAAAAAGTGCTGATTTCACTGTAGTTGTACCGTATTTACCCACATTAGAGTCTAGTCCTAGAAAATGGTGGACTAATGTTGGAAAAGGTCAATTTGAAGAAGTCAGAGGGGCATGTTATGATAATCAACCTTGTTTTGTATATATGGGCCATGAAAATGATGAGGTCATGATGACAAAATGTGAAGAAGATTATGATTGTCATGCAATTAACAACTCGAATGATTGGAAATTGGCTTATGGAACAATCCAGTCATATGTATTTGGGAACAAACCAGTACCTCTTTATGATTTCATAACCGGGTACATGGAGACTTCACATTCAATTAGACATAGGAATCTCCATAAAGAATTCCCTAGAACTTATGATGAAAGTTTTAGGTTTAATATTAATCTTTTATTACTAAATTAATTATGGCACAATCAGCGAGAAGAAAAATAAAAAGAGGAAAACTAAGAATGGTTTGGAATGAGTCATTTAAAAGAATGGATTTTTTCAGAAGAACCGCAGCAGGGAACTTCATTTTATCTACCAGTACCGGCAGAGATCTTTCCCAAGGTCCTGGTTACAGGCCTGAGCAACTAGATGCATTAGCTAACAGATAAAATTTAAAAGAAGGTTTGGATTTATTTCCGAGCCTTCTTTATATTTTTCTTCTCTTACAGAGTTTTTTAATCAAACAGCAAATGAAATAAATGAAGAAAAAGCATGAGTTTAACAACACACCAGAGTGAAAAACTGGAAAAGAGCCTTGAAATACTGAAAGAAAATAAAAGACTTTTAGTATCTGGTAGTGCAGGTGTAGGGAAGACTTATCTTGTAAATGAGTTGATAGGTAAACTTAGAATGAGAATACCTTCAAGCAAAAAGATATACTGTTCTGCTCCCACTAATAAAGCTGTAGCTGTAGTAAAACAAAAGGTTGATGATAGACCTAATCTAGAGTTTACTACTGTCCATTCAGCTCTAAAAATTAAAAGACAGGTAGACTATAAAACTGGTGCCATATCTTTTAAGCCATATTTTAGTGAAAGATATCCTCCTCTTAAAGGAGTAGGGTTATTTATTATTGATGAAGCTTCTATGCTTAATACAGAATTACTAGAATATGTAGAAATACATGCAAAAAAGAATAATGCAATTGTAATATTTCTTGGGGACAAAAAACAACTTAACCCAGTGGGGGAAGATGTTTCTCCAGTTTTTGCAGCAGAATACCCTGAAGTAGAACTTACTGAAATTATCAGACAAGGAGAAGGTAATCCCATCATAGATTTAAGTAGAAATCTAAATGTTATAGCAGAAAGAAAAGACAACAGAATTGAGAGCCAAGGTTACATTTATAGTAACAATCTTGCACAAGTTGTAGAAACTTTAGCTGCTGTGAATGGTACAGATGATCTTAAGTATTTAGCTTGGACTAATAAAGAGGTAGACAATATTAATAGCCTCGTTAGAAAAAGAATATATGGAACCTCTCCAAATAAAGTTGAATTGGAGGAAACTCTGGTATTCAATGAACCTTATAATGAGGAATACTATACTAATCAGGAAATTAAAGTTGAATCTGTTGAAGTAAAAGAGAGAGATTTCAATTATCCAGCAGGTAAAACAAAAGGTGTGTTTGAAAAGCATACTACTTTTAATCCAATTAAATTGAAATATTACTCTGTAAATAGTAAGGTTTCTTTAGAAAATGGAGAGAAAACTGAAAATATAATAATAATACATGAAGATTCAGAGGCAGACTATAATAAACTTCTAAAGAATTTAAGAAGTATGTGTGGGGCCAAAGTAATTGACTGGGTTGATTATTATAAATTCAAGGAAGGATTTGCAGATATGAAATATAATCATGCAATAACCGTACACAAAAGCCAGGGATCCACTTATAGACAAGCAATTGTTAATATTAAGAATCTAGGCTTAAACAAAAACAAAACAGAAAGAGAAAGATTACTGTATACAGCAGTGACTAGAGCAAGTAAACTATTAATTTTATACAAGGTATGACAGAATTAAAATTAGAAACACAGGAACAGGAGACTTATATCCCTCCAAGAAGATTAAAAGATGGAGATTTAGCTATAATAAAAATGTTTGAACATTATCCTAATAAACTTAATCAAATAGTGCAAAGAAGAGGAGAAGGTCTTATTGTAGTAGGAGGAATATCAGGAGAATCCTGGACAAATTGTAGTACTTGGGAAGACAGTGTTTGTCTTGTAAGGAAACTAGAAAAAGGAGAAAAAATTGTAATTCAATAACAAATATTTAATATGAACAATCATTTAGAAAAAAGCTATTTCAGCTTAAAAGGGACAGTCCACTTAGTTGGAGAATTAGTACACATTAAAAGAGATGGTATTCCAGATCTTTATAAGAAAGTACTTACAGTAGAGACTCCAGATGGACAAATTTTGTTCCCAGAATTAAGAAATGGTAAGTTAAAAATGCTGGAGACTGAAGGAATCACCCAAGGATCAACAGTAGAAATTCAATATCTTTTTCAAGGTTCTGAGAAGAATGGAAAAAGATACAACAACATTTACATATATTCTATAAAGAGTATATAAACTCCTAAAAACGAGTATTATGGAAGAGTTATTTGACATTTGTGTAGAGATTATGAAGTATCTTAGTGCACAAACAGGATGGACATACAAAGAAATTAACATTATCATATTTGTTATCATACAACCTCTGGTAACGTTATATTTCTACTTTAAATGTTTCTATCTACAAAACAGATTAAGAAAACTTAAAAATAATGGCAAATGAAAAATTTAGATACACAATATTTGATATTGAGGGCAATGGGCTCTTAGATACTATCACTCAATTGTGGTGCCTATCATTTGGTATTTTTGAAGGTAAAGATTTAATTGCTTCTGGTTCTATTACGGATCCAGAACAAATGAAGAAATTCATCTTACAACAAGAAGTACTTGTAGGGCACAAAATTATAGAGTATGATATTCCTGCTCTAGAAAAAGTTCTTGGTATTAAAGTGACAGCTAAACTTATCGATACATTAGGAATTTCTTTTTATCACTATCCAGTTAAAGGATTTGTGCACGGCTTAGAAGCTTGGGGAGAAAGACTTGGGTTTGGAAAACCTGTTATAGGTGAGGATGAGTGGAAAGGACCAAAAGAAGGAGAAACTTTGGAAGCTTTCTATAAAAAAATGTGTAATAGATGTGAAGGGGATGTTGAGATAAACACTCGACTATTTCACTTCCAAATGGATTACAGCATGGATATTTATGGAGAATTTGATCAAGTGATGAGAGCTTTTGGATACCTTGGTTACAAATTAGATTGTCTTAAAGATCAAGAAGCTGAGAAAATCAAGCTAGATGTAAGGTTAGCTGAAAAATCTAAAATAGACTTAGAGTTTATAATAGATGAAAAGATTACTAGTCTTTCTAAACATATGCCAAGGATTCTTGAAAAAGAGCAACCAAAAGTAATGTATAAGAAAGATGGAAATCTATCAGCTCACGGTAAAAAGTGGAAAGAGTTACTTGCACTGAAAGGTTTGCCTGAAGATGCAACACAGATCACTAAGCCAGGTAGTCCAACATCACCAAAGCAACTAAAAGATTGGTTATTTCAACTTGGGTGGCAGCCTAAAACATTTAAAATCAACGCGAAAGAGGAAAAGATACCACAAGTGTCTCTACCTTTTGGAGGGGGTTTATGTCCTAGTGTAATTGAAATGTTTGAAAAATATGAATTCTTAGAGGAACTAGGAGGACTATATAGAGACAGACATAGATTCGGCCTTTTTAAGTCTTTCTTAGAAAATAAAGATGAGAATGACTTTATATACTCAAGAGCTCAAGGTTTCACGAATACTTTGAGAATGCAACATGCTAAACCTGTAGCTAATTTACCCGGAGTGGGAAAATACTATGGAGAACAAGTCAGAGGTTGTTTAACGGTCCCAGATGAGTCTTACATTATGTGTGGGAGTGACATCAGTGGTCTAGAAGACAACACAAAACAGCACTATATTTATTTTTATGATCCGGATTATGTGACAGAGATGAGAGTCCCTGGATTTGATCCTCATATAGATATAGCTGTGTTGGCTGGACTTGTTTCAAAAGAAGATGAAGCATTCTTCAAAAGAATTGAAAAGCTAAAGGATGAACAAGGGGATAACTTTGTTTTCGACACTGAAGAAGACCTTCAGACCTATAAGAGAATAAAGAAATCGAGAGGTGAGGCCAAAGTAATCAATTTCTCAGCAACCTATGGAGCTGGACCACCAAAGATAGCTTCAACATTAAAGTGTTCTTTAGCTGAAGCAACAAAGTTACATAAGACTTATTGGGACCGGAATGCAGCAGTGAAAAAGACAGCAAAAGCTTGTAAAGTGAAGACTGTAAGAGGCCAGAAATGGCTTTATAATCCTGTTTCTGGTTTATGGATGTTTCTCAAGGCAGAAAAAGATAGATTTAGTACATTAAATCAATCAACAGGTGTCTATGTTTTTGACTCCTGGTTGAGAAAAGTTAGAGATAAATTGAAACCTCTTGGTATAAGAGTTTGTATGCAATACCATGATGAGTTACTATTGGTTTGTAATAAAGTCCACAAAGAAACTGTAGAAAAAATACTAAAAGATTCCATGAATGAATTAAATAATGAAATGGGACTTAATGTTAGTATAGGAAACAGTGTTGATTGGGGAACAAATTATGCTGAATGTCACTAAAAAAGAGTATTATGATACCTGAATTTTTATACAGAGTTGAATTAACACATAATTTTAATCAAACTACAATATACACTGAAAAGTTTCCTGTAATTAAAGAAACTAGAGATGGATATTGGTTTGAAATGCCTTATGGTAAAAAGAAATGGGTTAGTAAAGCTGGTAGAAACAGATATGCACACACTGATGAAAGGAGTGCTTTAAGACATTTTATAAGAAGAAAAACATATAGAAATGTTTGTATTCGAGATGAAATGGAAAGGAATGATATTGGCTTAAGAAAAGCCAAAGAATTATTAAAAGAAGAAGATGACAAACAAAGAAAAAAGTGAATTACAGAAGGAAGTCGTTAATTCTATTAAACCTGGAGAATCTGGTAGACTCTTGTTAGCTCCAAGAATAGGTAAAAGTAAAATTATTATTGATCTTATTAAAAGAGATAAAATAAAAGATAAGATTTTATGGGTTACACCTACTTCTAAATTAGCTAATGAAGATATACCAAAAGAGTTTGAAAAGTGGAAAGCAAAGAGATATCTTAAACAGCTTGAAACTACAACTTGGAAAGGTCTTATTAATTGTTCTGGAGATTATGGTATTATTGTCTTAGATGAGGAGCAATTCATGACAGAAAATAATGCTGCACCTTTGTTAAATGGTACTCTTACTGGTAAAACTATCATTTCTATGACAGGGACTGAGAGTAAGACCAAAACAAAAAGAGAGCTTTATAAAAAACTAGGATTAGATGTTCTTTACAAAATTTCTATAAATCAAGCTGTTGATATTGGATTGCTATCAAACTATGAAATAAAAGTAGTTATGGTACAAATGGATAGAAACAAAAATATAGAAGTAAAGTACAAGGATAAAGTAACAAAAAAAGAGAAATCTTTTGTGACATCTGAAGAAAAGCAGTATGAATATTTGACCAGAAGGTTGGAAAAGAATAAAACTAAGTTTGGTTTGCTACAAAGAATGAGGATAATTGGAAACTCGCAATCTAAAGTGGGAGCAGCCAAGTATATTATCAATTCTCTTGAAGGTAGGAGACTGATTTTTGCAGTTGACAGAAATCAAGCTGAAGATCTTTGTGATCATGTATATCATGGTAACAGTAATGATGAAGACCTCAAAAAATTTATTAGTGGCGACATAACAAAAATTGCTATGGTAAATAAAGGAGGTACCGGATATACTTACTCTGCTATAGACAACCTCATCATGATTCAAGTAGACTCTGATAACAATGGATTAACTTCTCAGAAAATTGCAAGAACTCTCTTAAAGCAAGGGACTTACAAAGCTGTGATATGGATTCTTTGCCTAGAAGAAACTCAGGATTTAGTGTGGTTAAATTCTACTTTAGAAAATTTTGACAAGAAGAAAGTCACCTACATTAACTTTAAAGATTTAGAGATATGAACAGAAATCAAGCATTAAAAAGATTTGAAGAGTTGAAATTTGATACTATTTCAGATAAAGAATTAGCTGTAAATTTTGTCCATGAGATCTTTGATAATTTGGAAGGGACAAATGAAGATAAGAAACTAGGCCCCTGGATCTGGGTCAAAACAGAGTATTGTGCTCTTTTCAAGCAAAAGAACCCAAAGAAAGGAGGAAAAATTAAAGAATCTATCAGTAGGATGAAAAAGATGTTTGCTGCAATGCCAGAAATTCGTAAAGAAGATGTTATTGCTACAACAAAACTTTATTTATCTCAAACTGACTCTAGATTTATAAGATTTCCTCATTATTTTCTTAAGAAAGGTCAAGGAGCTGATGCTATATATGAATTTGCTGATTGGTATGACAAATATATGGAAACTAAGCAAGCTGGAGAAGGGAGAAATAGTGTAATTAATACTATTCAATAATGAATGAATTTAAAGAAACAGTCTATAAAAAAGACTCAAAAGGTAAGATTAGAGAGACAACTATCTCTGCTTATGATGGTGTAGTAGAACAAAGATCCGGAATAGTTGGGGGAGCAATGACCACTCATAGTAGTGAAGCTAAACCAAAAAATGTTGGAAAAACAAATTCTACTACTGCTGAAAAACAAGCAGTTATTGAGGCTCAAGCTAAAATTACCAAGAAGCTAAAAGAAGGGTACTTTGGTACTATTGAAGAAGCTCAAAACGAAGAAGTTATCATGCCTATGTTGGCAAAAGTCTTTGATAAAGAGGCTAAAAAGATTGACTGGGAGAATGCTTATATACAACCAAAGTTAGATGGTATGAGATGTTTAGATAATCTAGGAAAAAAGATTTCTAGAAAAAACACTCCTATTGATACTATGGATCATATAGTAGTAAGAAGACCTTCAGGAAGAGAAGTGGTAGTAGACGGAGAACTCTATGCTCACGGATTAAGTTTCCAAGAGAATATGAAGTTAATCAAAAAGTTGAGGCCAGAAAGTAAAAATGTTAAATTTCATGTTTATGATATTGTTTCTGATCTGCCTTTTAAAGATCGACATGATATATTGCTTTCTATTGTTCCTATGTCAGACCATCTTGAGTTAGTTCCAACCTATAAAGTGAGAAATCTAAAAGATGTACAAAACTTCCATAAGGAATTCTTGCAAAAAGGTTATGAAGGTACTATGGTAAGATGGGGTAATGAAGGATATAAAATCAATGGGAGAAGTAGTAATCTTCTAAAGTATAAAGATTTTATTGACGGGTCTTATAAAGTTGTTGATGTAGAACCAAGTGATAAAAATCCGGAACAGGGAGTTGTAGTTTGTGAAATAACAACAGAGCAAGGTATTACAGAAACATTTGGGTGTGGAATGAAATTTTCTCATGCTGAGAGAGAAGAAATTTTAGTAAACAAGGGGAAATATATTGGTAAAACAGCAGAAGTAAGATTTTTTGAATTTACAGATGCTGGAGTACCTCGTTTTCCTGTTTGTGTGGGTTTTAGATTAGATAAATAATACTTAAAATTAAAAAATGAGTAAAAAAAGTGAAACAAAACAAAAAGCTACTACTTACAAAGTAGTTGGTGGTGATGTTTTAGAGCTGTTCTTTAACAGTGAAGGAGATGCAGCTTTACTGCATGGGGCAAATTGTCAAAAAGTAATGGGAGCTGGTGTTGCTGATCAAATTAGGAATAAAGTTTCTCCTTTGTTTTATTTAGATCAATATGATCCAAGATCTCCAAGCCAAAGATATGGTAGTTATTCTGCTGTTGTCTTAGGAGCAAAAGATGAGAAAATTAAAGTAGGTGTAAATATTTACAGCCAATTTTCTCCAGGACCAGACTTTAATCTTACAGCGTTCACAAATGGGTTGAGATCATTTGTTCTTAGTATACCTACTCAAAAAAGAGCAGAGATGACTCTTTACCTACCAAAAATTGGGTGTAGTATTGGAGGAGCAAAATGGGAAGATGTAGAACCAGTAGTTAAAAGAGAGTTAGCTTCTTTTAATGTAGTGGTTGTAAATTATGTGAAACCTGTACAAACAAAAACTGAAGAAAAGTAAATGAACTTTATAGAGGAGTTTAAGAAAGGACAAAAAGGAGGTAATAAAGGTTTACCTATGGGAGATGGCCTGATGAATGTATCTAAAGCTATAAATGGGTTGCAAAGAGGAAGAATTTATGGAATCGCAGCAGCACCAAAGGCAGGAAAAAGTACATTTACAGATTATGCTTTTGTTATACAACCTTTTCTTTATGCAATTGCAAACAATGTCCCTATTGAATGGATTTACTTCTCTTTTGAGTTAGACAGAGTTTCTAAAGAATTTGACTTCGCAGCCTACTTCCTCTTTCATGATTTTGGGATACTGACTATTAATTTACCTGAAGGTATTACCAAAAAAGGTCAGAAAACAATAGATCTTTCCCCAGATTATTTAAGAGGGAGAATGCAAGATGACAATGAAAAAACTATTAAAGTTAGTGAAGAAATAAAGGAACATCTAAAAACTATCTATGAAAAAAGGATCATACCCTTATTTGGGGAATATGCTTCAGACGGAAGACAATTAAAAAAAGGATATATAACTTTCATAGAAGAAAAAGATAATCCAACAGGAATCTATAAATACCTTAAAAGACATGCTGAAAAGGATGGAAAATTTATGACAACAAAGTATGGTAAGACTACTAGGATTACTGGGTATCAACCAAATAATCCAGATAAGTATACCATCATAATTACAGATCATTTAAGAAAACTAATCCCAGAGAGAGGTTTTCAAATGAAACAAACAGTGGATAAATACATTGAATACAGTGTAGAATTAAGAAACTGGTGTAATTACACTTTTGCTCATATTATTCATCTTAATAGAGGTATGACTGAAGTAGGCAGAATGAAAGAGTTTGGCGATATGTTGTTCCCGGGTAGTGATGATATCAAAGATACTGGGAATTTAGCAGAAGATGCGGACTTTGTATTTACTATATTTAACCCAAATGACCAAAGGTATAACCTTAAGAAACATTTTGGAACTATAATACGTGATAGTAAAGATAACCCTATCTTCCCAAATTTAAGAACTCTTCATTTAGTAGAAAGTAGACATTGTGAATTCCCTCAACATTTTAGAACAAATATGTTTGGTGGAATCAAAAACTTTGAATTATTAAAATAAACAATTATGGCAAGAACTTTTGCAATTGTGGGAGAAAGTGGCTCAGGAAAATCCACTTCAATTGGTAAAGCTGAAGAATTTGGCCTTATAGGTTTAAATCCAGCAGAAACTGCTATTATAAATGTGATGGACAAAGACTTACCTTTTAGAGGGAGTCGTGGAAGTTATGGAAAGATGATATCTGAAGGAGGTAATTATGCCTGTACTACAGATGGAACTGTTATAGTAGAAATCCTTAATCATATCAGTGCAAATAGACCTGACATTAAAAATGTTGTAATCGATGATTGGCAATATACAATGGCAGATGAACTTTTCGCTAAAATGAAGAAGAAGGGGTATGATAAATTTACTGAGATTGCTAAACATGCTTATGATGTAGCAACTATAGGTAAAAGTTTAAGAAGAGATTTAAACTTGATCGTATTAACCCATTCTGAATTGGATGAAAAGAAGGGTACTTATAAAATTAAGACAATTGGAAAAATGTTAGATAATAGTGTAACTATAGATGGATTATTTCCTATAGCTCTATACACTTATACTGAGCATGACCCAAAAGAAAAAACGACAACATTTAATTTTCTAACTAGGAAAATGAATGATGCTCTAGGAAATGAGATTCCTGCTAAATCTCCCCCTGGAATGTTTGAAGAAGCACTTATACCTAATGATTTAGGATTAGTGTTGAAAAAAGCAGATGAGTATTACGGTTAAAATTTTATTAAGAATATTTAAAAAATGAGTGACAAGAAAGTTATTGGAGTAGCTCAAGTCCTACAGCATCTTAAAGATGGTATGACTAGAGAAGACATTGCACAACATTATGGAATTACAATGTCAGAGTGTAAAATCTTATTTAAAGATGAGAGATTAAAAGGGAAGAAAACCATTAAAAAACCTTCTTTTATTTTAGTTGAGGATGAGACATATGAAATTCCTGTAAAGGAAGTGGAAGAAGTTGCATCTGAAGAAGAGACAGAAGAAAAAGAAGAAGTGCAAGAGGAGACCTCTGAAGATCAACAACAAGATCAACCAGAACCACAGAAGAAAGGGTTTGGAGAGAAATTTCTAAAACCAGCTAAAAAAGAGGAGGAAACTGAAGAAAAAGCTGAGGAAGTAGATCCTATCTCTACAAATGCTCCAAAAGCAACTTGGGATTAAATTTTAAAAGAGTTTTAACAACAATTTAAAAATAATAAAGATTAATAATATGAGTGAAAAAACAGCATGGGGCTTTCAAAACGATAATGACGAAAGCTTAAAAAGTAAACAAGGTGGAAAATTTGGATTAAACAACGCATTTATTACAAAATTTGAATATAATCCAAATGCAGGTAAAGATGAATCTCCAGCAGATGCTATTGATATTACTGTTTCTGTAGGTGATAAAGAATTCAGAACTCGAATTTACGATATTACCGGAGAACTTTTCAAAGGAGATAACAAGATTGGTCCTGATGAGCCTGGTTATAATGAACTTTACAATGCAGAGAAAGCTCAAAAAGAAGCAGTAATTATTCATACTGTTAAAGCTTTTGGTGTTACTGAAGACCAAATTCGTGCAGGATTACAAGCAGGAAATGTGGTAGACTTCAAATCTTGGGCTATTGCAATGTGTGGACTTAAAGGAGCAGATTTTGCTTCTAAGCCTGTAGATGTGTTCTTAGAATGGCAATGGAGTATAGGGGATGATAATGATCGTACCTACCTTCAATTACCAAAGAATATGAAGGGTGGCCGATTCTTGGCTCCTCATGTTGCTCCAACTGGAAAATGGGAAGAGGTTATTGATGCTGATGGGCTACGTTATGTAGATTCAGCTCAAAATGAGCACCCATTTAGCCGTAGCTCAAACTACATGGAAAGCAACAAAGCTAAACAGCAAATTGAAGGAGAAGAAGAGACTTCTGCTGCTGCACCTGGAGCTCCTATGGCAGGAACTACTGCAACAAAATCTAAGTGGTAAAATACTAAGTAATGGCAAAATTTAATAGAACTACTGACAAAATAGTAGAAAGTGGTTTTATTAGCAAGGATAAGATATTGGAATATGTCACACAAGAGGACATATTCCAACTTGTCTTTGGTTTTAAACCTGTGGAATTTGAGTATATTACTTCTCCTTTTAGAGAAGATGAAAATCCTGGGTGTTGGTTTGAAGTTGATCTTAATACAAATAAATTAAGATTTACAGATTTTGCAGATACAAGAGTTATAAATGGAGTTAAGATGTCGAATATAGATTGTTTTGATTCTGTTATGGTGTATTATGGGTTGCCTAACTTTTATAAAACTTTAGAGTTTATAAAAGCAAAATTAATTGATGACAGAGATATCAAACATGATATAGTACACAAAGTTTACAAAAAAGCTCCTAAAAAAGTCAAGAAAAGAGTTAAAATATTAATGAATACAAGAGATTTCTATCTTCAAGATAGAAACTTCTGGTACACAAAATATGGTATAACTAAAGAAAATCTTATAGAAGATAAAGTTTTTCCTGTTAAGAAATTTAAACTTTTTAATACAAAAACTGGAGACCATATGTTTAGAGTAAATGATATTGCCTATGCTTATACTGAATTTGAAAGTGGCAATAAAAAAATTTACAGGCCTAAACAGAAAGGCAGTAAAAGATTTATAACAAATTGTGATGCAAACGATGTTGGAGGGATGAACACTAATGTCCAATCTGGAAGACTTCTAATCATAAGTAAATCATACAAAGACTACAGAGTTCTTAGGAATTTAGGACTTAATGTAAGATGGTTACAAAATGAAGGTATGTTTCCAAAAAGAGAAAACAAATTTTGGGACCTTATTAGAAATTTTGATAAAATCGTTGTATTCTTTGATAATGATGAGGCCGGGATTAAAGCTTCAAAAAGTTTAGTAGAAGTAATTAATAATCTGGGGATAAAAAAAGCAAGCAGTGTACCCCTGCCTGTAGAATTATTAGAACAAAAGATATCTGATCCTTCAGATCTTGTGTACAGAAAAAGCAAACAAGAACTAGTTAATTTTTTAAAAAGTAAAAGAATTTTATTATGAATTTATTCAAAAATGTTCATGAATCTTGGATTCCATTATTACATAGCTTGGCTTACAAGGAGCCTTTGGTAAGCTTTTTAAGCAGTCTTAGTACAATGTCTTATCAACCAGAGTATGAGAAAATTTTCAGAGTTTTTGAAATGCCTGTAAAAGATATTAAAGTGGTCATTCTAGGACAAGACCCATACCCGAGACCAGGGGATGCTATAGGTTATGCTTTTGCAATTAATGAGGGGAGAAAACTTCCTGTTTCTTTGAGAAATATCGTAAAAGAAATAGAAGCAACAGATCCTTTCAATATTAACAATGAAGGAGATATAAACTTAATAAATTGGGTAGACCAAGGAGTATTTTTACTTAATACAGCTTTGACAGTAGAAACTGGTAATGCTGGGAGTCACCTAAAATATTGGACAGATTTCACCAAAATGGTAGTTTCCTACATTAGTGAGGAAAATCCCTGTACTTGGTTACTTTGGGGGAAGAAAGCTCAAGGTCATATTTCCAACATAAAAAATCCTTTTGAAGTAAAAGGTTATAGTAGGACAACTATTGAAGAGATCCCTGTGGATCCTTTGTTTAATTATACCATATCTGCACCTCATCCTGCTGCTGAAGCTTATGCAGGAGGAAAAGCTGGATTTTTTGGTAGTAATTGCTTTTACTATACAAACAAAGTTTTAGAAAAAAGAAGTTTAAAGAAAATTACTTGGTAAATGATTTTTAATACAGAACAAGAAAAAGAAGCAGTAGCAGTAGGTGATATTAAAAATAACAATGTATCAATTGATACAAATAATATCGATTTCATTGTTACCATATTATCAACAAATTTATACTCAAAACCTATAGAATCTTTTATTAGAGAAACAGTAAGTAATGCCTGGGATTCTCACACTGAGGCCGGGGTAGATGAACCTGTTATCTTAGAATTGTTAAAAGACACTGAAGGGAGAGAATTTTGTAGAGTACAAGATTTTGGGGTTGGATTGAGTCCAGAAAGGTTTGATCAGATTTATAAAAATATTGGAAGTTCTACAAAAAGAACAAATAATAATCAAATTGGAGGATTTGGTATAGGAAGATTTTCAGCTTTAGCTTACTCAGATGTAGTGCATATTACCTCTAACTATGAAGGTATGAAGTATCTTTATATGATGTATAAAGATGGGAATAGTATTTCTATTGATCTTTTACACAGTCAAGAGACAGAAGAAAGAAATGGGCTCGAAGTAAAAGTAGAGATAAAGCAAGGAGATTTTCAAAATTTTGCAAATGCAATTAAATCTCAATTAGTATACTTCGAGAATCTATATATCATAGATTCAACAAGAGAAGATGGAGTTATTACAAATAGAACAAATATTCAGGAACAGTATAACACTTTTTCGATAAAGAAGTATGATAATTTTTGGGTCAACACTTTAGATGGGACCAAAAAAATTAATCTAGTTCTCGGAAAAGTAAGATACCCTGTAAGGATAGAAAATTTGGATAAACAGTATGCTGCAAAAATATCTGATTATCCTATATCTCTAAAATTTGATATTGGGGATCTTGAAGTAACTCCAAATAGAGAGGAGATATTATATTCTCCAAAAAATAAGCAGACGATAGAGGATAAATTAGATTTAGCTCTTGAAGAAATTGAGAAGCTTATAATGAGGGAAAAAACAAAAGATTTTACAAAGATACAAGACTACCTTCAAGCAATTGAAGATAAGCAGTATCTTATTCTTTTGGAGAAAGATGACGTTAGAGTTGCTCTCAAACTCTCAGATTCAAAAAGAAATCTAACTCTTAATGGAGAATCTTATGATGCCAGATCTTTTAAGCAACTATATGATGTTTTCATGAGTTATCATGGAATTACAGCTCAGTATGTGTTTAGAAATGGTCAGATAAAATATGTTTCAGAAACAAGGTCTTTGGAAAACATAAAATCTAAATTTTCTTCTACTCATTTAGCTGATCTAGGAGAAGTTAAGAATATTACTAAGAGATATATTCGAGAAACTTTTGAAGATCCATCTTACTTTATCAAAAACGATAGGCCTATAAAATACTATGTTAAAAAGTATATGGAAAGGCTTAAAGATGTTGTTAAAGAAAATGATAGGAGAATCTCTCAAGGTTTTAATAGAACAAAGATTTTTTATGATAACAGGATATTTAAAGTTATAGTAAACTATGTTTTAGGAAATATTGGAAAACTACAAACTTTTAATGATTCAAAAGTACCTCAGAAATGGATTGATGACACAAAAGCTGCTGATAAAGCAAAAAGAGCTACGACAAAAAGAGTGGGTTTCGATTGGAAACAGAATATCAATCTACATGAGTTGAGATTTAAGGATTATGGAGGTGGAGTTATGACTGACTCAACTCCTCATGTAATGAAAGATCTTAAAAAACAATTCAGTTCTCTTACTATTTACGGAGAAAAGAATTGTGAAAAATTAAGAACTCTTTTTGGATACCTTAAACCCGGAGCTAGACCTTCAATGGTAGAATTAGCCCCCACTAAACTAAAATTACTAAAAGATGTTGAAAATTTTGTTAAAATTGAAGATTTTATGGACACTAAATTCACTTTACTAAGAAATATAGCTACAGTAGAGTACCTCAACAGAGAATTACCTATTTTAAAAGACCTTTCAAAGATCAAAAATTTAGGTAAAATATCTGAAAAATTAGAAAATGCTGTGAAAGAATTGGCAGAATTTGTCTATACTTATGGAGCAAACTCTTCTCGTCTATCCGATGAAGAAGAAAAGTTAGTAAAAGAGATATACGAGATCTGTGAAGAAAAAGATTATTTTAACGAATCTATTAGAGCAACTTTTAATAAGCATAAGAAAGAGTTATTAAATGCTCAAGTACTTATTGATTTTACACAGACTGAAAGTAGATTCTCTTCTACTTTACATATTCCGGAGAATAGGGTAAATTTAATAGTTGATTATCTACTGGCTAGAAAATTGATAAGACCAAATGTAAAAGCAGTTTTAAAATTAAAGAAAGAAACAATATTTAACTTAAAGTCTGAAGAAGATGAAAATAATGAGAATTAAGAATAACATCAGTGTTATTTTAAATGACGGTACTATGCTAACAAATAGCTCTTGTACTGAAGAAATGTATGAAGATGTCTTAAGTAATCAAGACAATCCACATTTAGTTAGAGAAATACTTATGCCAAAGTATACAGAAACTAAAGAAGAAATTGAAAATAAATTAGATCTTCTTGAGAATTTCAGCCAGTCAGAATACTTAACTGTATCTGGGACTAGTGTGTTTATCAGGTCTATTTCAGAATTAAGTCTACCAGAAGATTTAGCTGTAGCTATATGGAATGCAGAAAAAACTGATAATATTGAACTATTGTCTACTTACCTAAATTTTTGGACTTTAGCTTCTCTAAATCCAGATAGTAGAGCTAGAACTAATTTATTTTGGTTCTTAAATAGGTATGGAATGACTATTTCTAAATCTGGGTTATTCGTTGCTTATAGAAATGTAGTTCTTAAAAAACAAGGATCTGAGATTAGTTCTAAATGGGCAAAATTTATTACAGACTCTTTTACAAAAATTAAATTCAAACAGAAAAAATCTCCAAAAAAGTATTTTATTGGTAAAGATAAAGATGGGGAAAGAATTTATACCACTTCCCAGAATAAACTATTGAAAGTAAAAGGTAATCTAGCTGAATTATATGATAAGCTTTCTGACGAAGATGTGGCTCCAGTTTATACTGATGATTACACAAGAAAATTTACTATTCGTATTGGAGAGCCAGTTACTATGGATAGAAGTAAATGTGATTCTAAACAAGAAAACACTTGTAGTAGAGGATTACATGTTGCCGGGAAATCTTGGTTACAAAGCAACTATTTTGGAGACACTGGTTTGAGAGTTCTTGTTAATCCTGCTGATGTGGTGGCAGTACCACCTCAAGATAGTTATGGTAAAATGAGAACTTGTGCTTATTACCCTGTGGCAGTTGTAGCTTTTGATGAAAATGGTAACATTTTGGATGAAGATATTGAAGATGGATTTGAAGATAATTTTATGGACATGATTTCCTATGTAGGAGAGATGAATACTGAAGATTTATCTGATTATAGTCTAAATATACCTGTAATCCCGGAAATCAATAGAAACAATATTGTAGCAAGATTAGAGGACATAAAAGAAAGCTTAAGAATTAAGCAAATGTAACCTTTCATGGGTAAAGGATCTACTAACAAAAGAAAAGGTAGTAATGCAGAAAGATACTATGCTAAGATTTTCAGAGAAGATCTTGGCTTCTCTTTCTGTAAGACCTCAAGACAGTCTAACAGAATGTTAGATGATGCTGGAATAGATCTAAACTTTCTCCCTTTTAATGTCCAAATTAAAGCTGGATATGCCAAAGGACTCAATGAGTTTAAAACATTAAAAGTTATTAGAGAAAGACTTCCGGAACTGTTTCCTCCTTATGATGCTGTACACAAACAAGAAGATGTACTTATTCATAAAAAAGATACAGGAAGAGGAAAAAAGAAAAAAGAGACTGATGAACTTGTATTTTTCTGGGACAAAAGTTTCAGAAGACTGTTTGCAAGTGAGGTTATTAACATAATAGATATGCCTGTTAAAAAAGGGCAAAAAAGAGGTTGGACTTTTGAAGAAGTGATAAACTCTAGTCCTGATGGTATTATGCTCTTTATTAACGATAAAGAAGAAAAAGAAAAATTAGTTGTAATGAGTTTTGAAAAATTTAAACAATTAATAAAAAACAGAGAATGGGAGTAATTATTGCAACCCAAGAACAAATTGATGATTATTTTGCTTCAGAAGATGTAAATCAATCATCTCTAAAAAATTTAATGGGAGGTTTAGATAACTATCTAGCTGCTCTTGCAAAAAAAAGAAAAGATAAAGAGGAAGGTAAACCCGACCCAGATTATTTTTTAATTGGAGGAGCTGTGGATACTATCTTAACAGGAGTAGAAGGAGAATTCGAGAAACAATACTATGTTTCTACATTAGAGAAAAAACCTTCAGATGCTGAAATATTAATAATCAAGCAAGTGTTTGATGAACTAGTGGGAAATGAAGTAGAAATAGATTTACCCCTTTCTGGGTACCTGGAAATGTTGTCTATTGCTATTGTTGATCAAGATTGGTATAAAGGTAAACCTGGAGAGAAAAGAACTCAAGGGCTTATTGAAAGAGGAATTCCTTACTTTGAAGATTTAAAGAATTCTTTAGGTAAGAAAATATTAACTGTAGAATTGAAAAATAAGATTGATTCTATAGTAATGTCTTTGACTACAAATCCTAGAACTAAAAAGTACTTTGATAGAGTAGAACAAGCTGGTTTTACAAATATGGATTTTTATTACCAACTTCCTATTTATTTTTCTTACAAAGGAATAGATTGTAAGGCTTTGATGGATCTAGTGGTAGTCCATAAAGATGACGAAGGAAATATCATAAAGATAGAGCCTGTTGATTTAAAAACTATGTCCGGGAATACTTTACAATTTCACGGAAAAATAAAGCAACATAGGTATGATATTCAAGCTGCTTGGTACGTGAGAGGCTTACAGGAACACTTTAAAGTTAGTGTAGATCTTATAGCTCCTTTTAAATTTGTTGTAGAGTCTACTACAAGTATAGGAACACCTCTTGTGTATGAAATTTCAAGACAAACTCTTTTACATGGCCAGTGGGGATCTTCAGAAGGAAGTTTTACTGCTGATAGTAATGGAAGTGTTAAAGAGAAGAGAGTTTTGTTCTATAGCGAAGTAAAAGGATATGAACAACTTTTAGATGATTACTGTCACTATGCAGAGATAGAATTCTCTGAAGATATTGTAATTCAGGAAAACCCTGAAATCATTAAAATAGATTATATAAAAGGTATCATATGACAGAGGTAGAAGAAAAAGGAACTAGACATAATCAAGGGAAAGCTAAATGGGGGTTAGTCCCTCAATCAGCTTTATTACCAATGGTGGAAGTTTTAGAATTTGGAGCTCAAAAGTACGCAGCTCATAATTGGATGAAAGGTTTATCTATAGTTGAAATTTGTGAAAGTATGAAAAGGCATCTTGATGCTTTTATGGAAAAACAAGATAATGACCCAGAATCCGGTCTATCTCATATAGGTCACATCCAATGTAACGCTTTATTTTTATCTTGGATGATGGAAAACAGACCAGACTTGGATGATAGATTTGATCCAAAAAGTGTATTACCAACAGATAAAGAGTAAATTATGTTTAAACCTAGTAGCAAACAGCAGAAAATTTTTGATACTTGGAATAATACAGATAAAAACATTTTAATTAATGCAGTAGCAGGCTCAGGTAAGACAACAACCTTACTTGAGCTTCTACGTTTTTGTAAGTACAGAACCTTGTTCTTAGCTTTTAATAAGTCAGTGCAAGAAGAAATTCAGGCAAAAATTGATGAAAAAAAACTAGGTCAAGGTAAAGCTCTTACAATGCATTCTTTAGGTTTATCTGCTATTAGAAAGCACTATAAGAAAGTGATTATCAAAAATGGGAAGAACTTTGAATTACTAAAATTGCTTCAAAATAAGCATAAAAGTATATTCAAATACATGAAGTGGGAAGATAAGCTTAAATTAAGCTATACACTCATGGACATGAATGATATATCCAGGTTATTTTTAACAGATGACATTGGTGAAATCAAAAAACATTTACAAAGTATGGATAAAAACTTTGTAAATCATAAAGATATTGTATCTTTGTGGGCCAGCTTTATAAGTTTTAGAGAAGCTAGTTATAGTACTAATACAATAACTATTGACTTTAATGATATGATTTATTTAGCTGCAAGAGAGAAGTTACATATACCCATTGATCCTTACTATTTAATGGTAGATGAAGCACAAGACTTAAATTTAGCTCAACACAGACTTATCGAAAATTTAATTGCACAGGGAACTGTTATAAAATGGATAGCAGTTGGAGATAGGAATCAATCTATTTATGGATTTAGTGGTGCCTATTCTTCTTCTTTTGATAAATTTTTAGGGATGGGAGAAGTAGAAGAGCTGCCATTAGATATTTGCTATAGATGTGCAACAAAAATCATCGATGAAACTAATGAAGTTTACGATGTAATGGAATATGGTAAAGAAGATGAAGGAGTAGTTGGTATAGTACAAGATGTAAATGAGATAAAAGGAGAATCTATGATAATTTGTAGAAACACAAGCCCTATTATTAAATTATATTTTAGTCTTCTAGGATCCGGAATGCCAGTCTATATTAAAGGGGATGATATTTTATCTTCCATAACTAGGTTTCTTAAACCTTATATGAATTATACTGTGGCCGGGACTAAATCAGAACTTCTCTATAAATTGGAAGACCTTCAAGCAGATAAAACTGATAAAGGACGAATGAAGTTATACATGTTTAAAGAGAATTATGCCAATTTTAAAGCTTTGGTGTCAAATATGAGCACTGACTATGAAGTGATCAAGGTTTTACTAGAGAAAATTAAAAATCTTTTCAAAGTTAAATCAAAAGCTACAATGCTGTGCACTATTCATAAAGCTAAAGGTTTAGAGGCAGATATAGTTTATATTTTAAATGAGAACTTGATTCCTTCAAAATTTGCCACTTCTCCAGAGCAACTAAAACAAGAGAAGAATCTTAAATACGTTGCAAGAAGTAGAGCTAAAAAAGAATTGTATTATCTAAATCTATAAGTATTAAAAAAATTAAATAGAAAACCATGAAAGACTATATCGTAAGAGTAGAACAATATGAAAATATTTTTGGACATGAGCCTGTTTTATCTGAAAGAACTATTGACAGATCAGAAGATTATGTAGATGGTTTGGTTAAAGGGTTACAACTAGCTTACCCAAAATGTCGAGTTGTTAAAGAAGAAATCCCAAAGTTATGAAAAAAGTTTATCTCGCAATACCTTATACAGGTATAGAAGAAAGCAGTTTTGAACAGGCAAACGAAGCTGCTGCTATTATTCTTAATAAGAATATAAATGTGTTTAGTCCTATTAGCCATTGTCATACTATTGCAAAAGAACATAAGCTTCCTGGAACTTGGAATTTTTGGGAAAAAGTTGATTATCAATTTATAGATTTTTCAAATGAAGTTTGGGTTCTTATACCTAAAGAAGGTGAAGAAAAGATAAAAGAATCTGTAGGAGTAATGGCAGAAATCAAGTATGCAAAAAATACAGGAAAACCTGTATATTTTATTAAAGTTGAACAAAAAGATATCACAGAAGTAAAATTAGAACTATGAATGTAATACATGAAAATGTTTTGGTAGAAATACCAGAGATTGCAAAAGAAAAAGGAGGAGTTTTATTACCTGAGTCTGATATAGTTCCAGAAAGAAAAGGAGTTGTAGTTAGATATGGGGAAGCTGTTCCTGCTGAGGTAAAGAATAAATTGAATTCTAAACCTACAGTAGAATACAAAGAGTATTATGACGGTGCAGAAATTACTATAGAAGGAAAAAACTATATAGTGATGAGTTACCAGGACATATTAATTATATTGTAAATGACTGAAAAATTAGTAAAAGGAAGAGAATTCAGAGATGGAATTCAAAGAGGAATTAACGAGTTAGCTGATGCTGTAAAGGACACTTTGGGGCCAATGGGTAATACAGTTGTTATTAAAAACCCTTTTGGAGAAATCAATATCACTAAAGATGGTGTTAGTGTAGCCGAAGACATTCATTTTGATTCAAACTCAATTGAATATTTAGGTGCAGAGCTGGTCAAAAACATATCTATGAGGGCTAACAATTTAGCTGGAGATGGAACCACCACTGCTACTGTACTATCTCAAGCCATCTATAATGATGGGATCAAACACCTAGATCTAGGAAGAAAAGCTTTAGAATTCAAAAAAGGAGTTAAGATCGCCAGCATTGATATTCTTAAATATCTTGAAGGTAAGAAACGTGATGTTAGCCCAGATAGTCCAGAATTGAAAGCAGTTGCTTTAGTGTCTTCAAATGGAGATGAAGAAATTGCTGAAACTGTAACCAATATTTACAAAGAGCTTGGTATAAATGCTGTAATCTCTGTAGTACAGGGAGATAGCATGGAAACCACAGTAAATATGGTAAAAGGTATGCAGTTTGACAGAGGATACATTTCTCCTTACTGTGTGACAGATAAAATAAAAATGAAAGCAGATCTTGAGAATCCTTTCATTTTTCTTTATGATGGTAAGATCTCTGAGTTCAAACAAATATTCCAAGCTGTAGAATATGCAGGACAAAAAGGAAGGCCATTAATAGTTGTCGCAGAAAATGTTCAAGAAAGTGCTCTTAGAGGGCTTGTTATAAATCATGCCCAAGGTAATGTAAGATCTGCTATTGTGCAGTCTCCGGGGTATGGTAAGAAAAGGTCTGCTAGATTGAAAGATATGGCAGCATTGTTTGGAGGAGAAGTATTTGATGAAAATTCTGATCCAGAACAATTCAACCCTGATGATCTTGGAGAAGCTCAAAGAGCAGAAATTACCAATTTAGATACTGCTTTTATTGGAGGAGCTGGAGATCAGGAGATAATCAATGAGAGAATGAGATTTATTCAATCTCAATTAGAACATTACAAAGGGAATAAATACGAAGTAGATATCTTAGAAGAGAGACTTGGTAAATTATCTAGTGGTGTTGCTATGATCAAAGTGGGTGCTCTTTCCAGAGAAGAAGGTAAAGAATTACTAGATAGAGTAGAAGATTGTAAATGTGCAGTAAGATCTGCTTTGGCAGAAGGAGTGATTGAAGGAGGAGGTATGGCTCTTTATTATGCAAGTAAACATTTAGAGAGAAAAGCTTTCAAACCTGTAGTAACGGAAAGTGTTCAAGCCGGATACAAAAGTTTACTAGAGTCTGTAAAAGCTCCTTTCAGACAAATTCTTTTAAATGCTGGAGAAAGCCCAGATGTTATAGAAAATGAATTAGCTCGATTTGAAGAACAAAGAGGATATGATGTTAAAAAAGGAGAATATGTTGAAAACATGTTTGAAGGTAATATTATTGATCCTTTTAAAGTAGTAAGAATTGGGTTAGAAAGTGCTGTATCTATAGTAGGTACATTGCTAACGAGTAATTATGCAGTCATCAATAAAGATGACACAACAACAACTAAATTTACATAAAAAATGGAAAAATTTCAAGAAAGAGCTCTAGCAGAAAAAGAAGAACTAGACGTAAAAATTGAAGCTTTAGAAAAGTTTATAGTTGAGGATGCTGCTCACTATAAGAATTTAATTCCTGCTGAAAAAGCAGATTTAAAGACTCAATTATCAGCAATGAACATTTATTCTCAAGCTTTAGAAAGAAGAATTTCTAGGTTTCCACAACCAAAAACTGAAGAAACTGAGTAATGAAAGTAACTCTAGTAACAAAAACCACAGGGGTAGGCAAATATGAAAAGCTTACCTCTGAGGAAATCTTGGCTGCAATTGCCAGGCATGGAACAATCAAAGAAGATAATGGTAAATTAGTTAAACATCTTATGGACAACAAACATTGGAGCCCTTTAGATATGATTAACTTTAATTTTGAAATTGAGACTTCTCGTAGTATAGGAAGACAACTTCTTAGACACTGGAGCATAAAACCTCAAGAACATTCTCAAAGGTATTCAAATAAAGTTTCTTTTGAGACAATTGAGTTAAGAATGGAGCATTCTACAAATAGACAGTCTAGTACTGAGGTTTTTAATCCTATGTTGGGAAATAATGCTGGAGAATATAGCCACATGTTAGCAGATCGAGCAATATTTGATCATCTAGAACAAGTTCAACAACTTTATTTTTCTTTATTAGAAAAAGGTGTGGCTAAAGAATGTGCTAGAGAAATACTCCCGGGATGTACTACAACAACCCTTACTATGAATGGTTCTTTAAGGAGTTGGCTTGCTTTTCTTAATGTAAGATTAGATGAGCACACTCAAAAGGAAGCTAGATTAATTGCCAGAATTATTGGGGAAACTCTTGAAGAAGAGATGCCAAAAGTTTTTGGAACAATTGATTGGAGAGAAGGCATGTTTATGTAAAAATTACAAAAATTAGGAAAAAATGAAAAAAGGATTATATTTATTTTTATCATTGTTGCTGATAAGTTGCAGCATCAGTGAAATTAAAGAAGAAGTACCAGAAACTCCAGGTCCACAAGGACCTCCAGGAGTAGGAATTCCAGGTGAAAATGGATTATCTCTTTGGTACACATACACTTCAGAAGACTGTTATGTTTTATTTCAGTATCATGAAGATGGAGAAGAATGGGGATACCAAGAATATGAAGAAAGAGAAGTAGGAAATTCTCCAGAGATTTGTTCAACACAAGGTAATAATGGTGAAAATGGGTATAATTCTTTAATTAGAATTGAAACTATTGAACCAGGAGCAGATTGTGAACACGGTGGAAAATGGTTGTTAATAGGTTTGGACAGAAATAGAAACAATACTCTAGAAGACAATGAAATAACAAATCGTGTTAAATGGTGTTTAGATAAATGTGATCATGAATGTATTGATGTTTATGATACAAATCATTGTTCCAATGATGCTGTATATGTTATGTGGATTGATAATATTTATTATTATAATGAAGATCTAACCTTCAGAGAATTTGAAGATGGGACTGCTAGATTATACGGAAAGGTTACTAAGCATAATTCAAATAAAACTTATTTGTTAGATGTAACTTTCAGTGATTTAGTTTCTTCAACTGTTAAAGACCACCAATGTCTTACAGTGGACAATTCTGACTGGAGACAATATTCTACAATAACAGGAACTATGAAAGATGTTGATGGATCACCTATTTATACTATATCTATCAGACCTGGAGCTGAACCTTTTCAAGTGGGTATTGGAGCAAATGTCACATCTAGTGAAAATGTTTTGAGTGCCTCTGGATGGTTTATCACAGGAGGTCATGGACAATGCTTAGGGGATTTCAATTTTAATATCTGTAGGTCTTCAGCAAATAAAAGTATATTAATACCACAAAGAATTTAATTATGAAAAAGTTGATATTTTTATTACCAATGTTGATATTTATTAACATTAATGCACAAGATTTTGCAAGGCAGAGTCTTGAAATGGGAGTAGGGCAAAACTTGTATCATGATGGTCTTGGAACTTCTAGATCCTCGATTCTAGTTAATGCTGGGTATAGATATATGTTTACACCTAAATTTGGTTTACAGGGTAACTGGCAATTTGATGTCTTGAGATCAAAAGACCATCCTGGTCACCCAGAATGTGAATATAGAGCTTATTCCCAAGGTTTCCGAATAGAAATGTTCAGAAATATAGCAAGAATAGGTAGATTCTCTATTAACGGAACTGCTGGATTTGGAGGAACTTATTATTGGTTAAGAGATAATCTAAAAGAAAGAGTGTTTAATTATACAGCAGCAGGAAATGTCCTGTATTCTTTAGGACAGAAGAAAAATCCTTGGGGATTTGTTGGTCTGGAATTTAGAGGAACAGCAAACACAACTCAAGAAAAAACTCTTAATAGTAATTTTGATGCTACAGGAAACCCTATTCAAGCCTTTAAACAAGATTTTGTTTTAAGGGTTGGAATATACTTGGATAATGGTAGAAGAAAACCTCATGTAGATTGGGGAGAAGTTCCGGTTAGTGTGAAAAGTCTTGAAAAAGAAACAACAAAAAAAGAGGACTGTTGCCAACAAAATGTTAACATAACCTCAACAACATACTCTATTAAAGAAATAGTGCCTGTTCCCGTAGCAGAACATATTTTCTTTGATTTCGATAGTAATGAAATTAAACCAAGGTCTAGAAATGCTTCTGAGAAGGTCACTTTGTTTGCAAAGCAAAATCCTCAGTATGACATTGTTTTGGAAGGTTGGTCATGCCTATCTAGTGAGTCCTATTACAATAGAGTAGAATTACCAAAAAAGAGAACTGCAATAATGAAAGCTTTATTAATATCAAAAGGTGTTGAAGCAAGTAGAATTATAGAATCTCCTCAAGGTATTGATAGAACTCAGGTTGAAGAAATTAATCACGCTTTTGCAAGAAGAGTGGATGTAAAATTTATCAAAAGAAAGAGTTAAGTTTTATAAACTACAATAAATTTTAAGTAAATTTGTGGTTTCTATATTTTTTAGAAACCACAAATTTATCTTTAACCCTTAAAAAATATATGAATCAAACGCAAGAGTTACTAAGTAACATTGTTGTATACAATAAGTATGCAAAATATCGTCCAGATTTGCAAAGAAGAGAAACCTGGTCAGAAATTGTAGACAGATATATTGACATGATGATAAAAAGGTATTGCCTAGATGATAAAGGCAATGTTATTCGTGTTGATTTACAAAAAGAGATTTTAAAAAATGCTCAATATCTGTATACTAAAAAAGTTCTTCCTTCTATGAGAGCTCTCCAGTTTGCTGGACCAGCTATTGAAAAGAATGAAGCAAGAGGTTATAACTGTAGTTATATGCCAATGAATGATTATAGAGCTTTTAGTGAATTGATGTTCTTATTACTTGGTGGAACTGGTGCAGGGTATTCTGTACAATATCATCATGTAGAAGAATTACCGGAAATACAAAAACCTACAAAACAAGCTAAGTATCTAATAGGCGACTCTATTGAAGGGTGGTCTGATGCTGTTAAGCAATTGATGAAATCTTATTATGGTATAACAAAAGTTAAACCTAGATTTGACTATTCAGATATTAGAGAAAAAGGGGCTATGTTAGTTACAGCAGGAGGAAAAGCTCCCGGGCCAGAGCCATTAAGAATTTGTTTGACTAAGATAGAGTCAATGTTAAGCCAGAAAGAAAATGGAGATAAACTTACTCCTTTTGAAGTGCATAGAATTTGTTGTCTTATTGCTGATGCAGTTTTAGCTGGAGGAATAAGAAGGGCAGCGTTAATTTCTTTGTTCTCTATGGATGACAGAATAATGGCCACCTGTAAACATGGAAACTGGTGGGAAAAATATCCAGAGTTAGGAAGAGCAAATAATTCTGCCACTATCTTAAGAAATCGAGTAAAAAAAGGAGAATTTGATACTCTTTGGAAAATGGTTGTAGATTCAAATTCTGGGGAACCTGGAATATATTTTACAAATGACCCAGAATACGGTACCAATCCTTGTTGTGAAATTTCACTAAGACCTTTTACTTTTTGTAATCTCACTGAAATCAATGCAGGAACTATAGAAAGTCAAGAAAATTTAGATAAAAGAGCAAAAGTAGCTGGATTCTTTGGTACTTTGCAGGCTGGGTTTACAGATTTCCATTACTTAAGAAATATTTGGAGAGTAAACACAGAGAAAGATGCTTTGATAGGTATTGGAATTACAGGTGTAGGAGATGGTAAAATTGAATCTTTAGATTGGACTCATTCTGCAATTGTGGGAATGGAGGAAAACAAAAGAGTAGCAAAAATAATTGGAATAAATCCGGCAGCAAGAAACACTACTATTAAACCAGCAGGAACAACTTCTTGTGTAGTGGGGACTGCTTCAGGAGCACATGCTTGGCATGGCCCTCAATATATTAGAAATATGCAATGTAGAGTTGGAGATGATTTATACAATTTCTTCAACACTTATCACCCAGAGCTTATAGATATCATGGAATATGATCCGATGAGTGCAGTGATTGGTATCCCACAAAAAGCTCCTCAAGAAGCAATTTTAAGACAGAATGAAACTGCTATTGATTTTCTTGAAAGAGTAAAACGATTGAATTTAGAGTGGGTACATGTAGGGCATAGGAGAGGCCCAAACACTAATAATGTTTCTGCAACAGTTTCTGTAAAAGAAAAGGAGTGGAAAGAAGTTGGTGAATGGATGTGGAAAAATCGTCACAATTATAATGGGTTATCTGTTCTTCCTTTTGATGGGGGAACATATAAAAATGCACCTTTTGAAGAAGTGCCAGAAGAAGTTTTTAACAGAAAATTAAAATACATAGAAACCAATCCTATTGATTTAACTTTAATAGTTGAAAAAAAGGATAACACTTCACAGAAAGAGAACCTTGCTTGTAGTGGTGGTAGCTGTGAAATCTTATAAACAAAGAAAATGCAAGAGTGGAGTATAATAAAAAAGATCAAAGGTTTAGACTTGACACAAAAGTGTTTTGAAACTGATGATTTGCCTCAAAGTGATAAACACGAAGCTCAAGTTGAAAAATTCCGTAAAGAAATTGAAGATATGGGATTTGAAATTTTTGCAGTAAAAGGGCACCAGTTTATAACTAGTGACGGGGTATACACCATAGCTCATAAAGATGAGATTCAATATGGTGGAGAATAAAGTTTTTAGCTATATGGGTGTGGACGATTGGATCTACACCCTTTATATACAAGAAAAATTAAAAAAGTAAAATGGTAAAATTTTTAGTAGAAAAAGGAGCATCCCTGCCTAAATATGGGTCTGAATTAGCTTCAGGAATGGATGTCACAGCATTTAAGATTTTGAAGGTTTTTAGAGGAGATAGAGAAATCGAGCCTGAAAATCTTAAAAAAGTACAAGAAGGATTTGAAAAAAGAGGTTACATTAAATTAAGATCTCTTGAAAGAATTCTTTTTGGGACTGGATTAAAAGCTGATATACCAGATAATTTAGAACTACAGGTTAGATCAAGGAGTGGAATTAGTCTTAAAAGAGGCCTTTCTGTATTAAATTCTCCAGGAACTGTAGATGCAGATTATACTGGAGAAATAGGAGTTATCTTGTATAACTCTACACCTTTTCTAAATCGAGTAGACAAGGGAGAAAGGATTGCACAATTAGTTGCTGCTGAAGTGGCAAGACCAGCTATCTACGAAGTAGGGTTAGATGCTTACGAAGAAGGAGAAGGACGAGGTTCTGCTGGGTTTGGGAGCACTGGTCAAAATTAAAAAACATGAAAAGAGAGAATATTTTCGATGCAGAATTCTGTAAAAAATTAAAAGCTTTCTATTCTTTTGACGAAGGAGAGAGAAAAGGAAATAACATAGGGTATAGGAGAACTGGAAGAACTTTTATTCTTTCAAAGATTTTATTAGAGACTGCAATAGAGTCAGGCAAGGTAATTGAACTTCATGATCATCATGTAGATTCATACAATCATGATAAAGCTAAATACACTATTAGTCGTTATATAGCACAGATTTGTAGAGAGTATGAAGATCAAGGTGTTTATATAAAAGTAGACTATTTAGGACCAAGGCATAATAAATTAAGAGCCAAAATACTTGAAGGAAAAGAAGAATATGAAACAATAAGAGTAAAACCTTATCCTATAAAGTATGAGCCTATTATTTCAGGAAAAAACACAATATCTGGGCAATTGGAAAATCTGCCTTCATGGTTATTTCAAAATGATAAAGAGTTTTTAAACAAAAATTTATTACTATTATTATAAAATGGGAAAATTTTATAGAGCAAATCAAGAATTAAAAGACTATTTATTAGGTGCAGGCCTAACTTTTCATGACATAGGAGAAACAAATTTGAATTATTTCACAGAACCTTATAGTGGAAAGCAAGTAAAAATTGACACAAAAAGCAATTTGGTATCTTTGATAGATGCTAAAGGTAATACAATTGATTTTTCTAGTAGTTTTACTGATAATCAAATTATTAAATTTTTAGACAACTAAACAAAAATTCAACATTATGAAAGACAGACAGATTAATTTTGGATCCTATTCACTCTTTAGTACATTAAAGAGTGCCGTTTTAATTATTGCTTTTTTCATAATGTTGAGAATGTATTTTGGAGAAAAAGATTCTCGTATAGAACAGGAAACTCTTATAGAGGCTGCTAACAGTGAACTTCAAGTTTGGAAAAACAAAGATGGAGAAAATGTAGCAAAAATTCAAGTTCTAGAAACTGAGAAGAAAGAGACTTTCTTAGCTTTTAAAAGTCAAGATAGTACAATCCAAGAATTACAACAATTGGTAAAAGAAAATAGAAGCTATTTTAGAGATCATAAAGGTGCTGCTGGTATAATCCGGTCAGAAACTACAATTGATACATCTGGGGTTACCAGAGTAGCTAAAGACTCTTTAAAAAACCCTATCTATAGTTCCAATATCAAGAGTAAATGGTTTGATATAAAAACTATAGCTTCAATTGACACAACAAAAGTCCAATTAAAAACTTTTCATAGTATGAGTTTAGTAATGGGATCTGAAAGTCAAGGGTTATTTAAAAGACCAAAAAGTTTTGCTGTGGCCAAGGATGCAAACCCAAATTCAAATATCAAAGAAATGCGTATATACAATGTAAAAGATGATTACAAAAGATTTGTAGTTGGGCCTTATGTTGGATATGGAGCAACTGTAATAGGATCTGATGTTAAGTTGGGATGGCAAGCAGGAATTGGTATAACTTATAAACTCAAAGAATTTTAACATGGCAAATATTGTAAATACCTTAATAAAGGTAAAGGATCAAATAAAGCCTTTACTTATTGAGATTTTCCCAGACTGTGAGGAAGCTATTAATTTTCAATATGAAGACAACTTTCAAGAATGGTTTGGAATGCTTTTCAAACTTGAAGAATGGGATTTAACTATGGAAGAATTCTGGGTACAAAGTCTAGAGATGTCAGAATCCAGAATTAAGAAATGCAAAGAGGAACTTAAATCCTATGAAGGTTTGGAAGACTTTGGTATAATCAGTGTTGTAAAAATGGAACACGAATATATTGGAGCTGTTCCTCTTGATGATGGATATTTTCATGAAAGCCCAGAAATGGAGATTGAAAATCATTTAGTTGATGGATATCACAGAGTTCTTATTGCTAAAAAACGAGGTTTATCAAAGCTAAAAGGATGTGCCTGGGAAAAACACCCAAATGATCATCCAAACTGCAAAAAAATTAAAAATTTAATAATCAACAATTTATAATGAATTTCAAAGAATTAAGAAGAGGTATGATAGTTTTAGCTAATACCTTTGATGAAATTAGATCAAGTAGAGAAACTGCTTTAGCTAAGACCAGTACACAATTACAGATGGCCAAAGATTACAAGAAAATGAACATAACTTAGAGCCAAAACAAATAGTTCATACAAACTTATGTTTGTCTAATATTTATACTAACTTAACTGAAGCAAGAATGTGGCTAGGAATGGAGTTAGGTAGAATTAGAGAACACGGAGAAGCAGAAACAACATTATAAAGGAAAAGGGAGCAATTAGGCTCCCTTTTTTATTTATCTTACCGTGAATCATCCCAGTAATGTTTATATAGTGGTCTATATACTTTTCTTACTTTACCTTTTTTATCCATATGAATATCTTTAATCACAGGGTATTTTTTAGCTAAGAAGGAATTTACGTATTTCTTTCTGGCCTTCTTAGGCATTTTTGCTAGTTTTTTACTTTCCATCATTTCTTTTTTCTCAGCTCTATAAGCTTCTTTTCTAGCCTCATTAATCTTTTCTATTTCAGGTCTTTTTACCTGGTCAATGAAATTACGAGTGTCAAAGTCTCTTCTTGATTTGGATCCAAAACCTAATGATACACCATCTTTTAATACAGAAGGAGTGTTGTATCTAAGTAAGTGTACTTTCAAAGCATTTTCTCCTTGATTAGGACCAGACTTTAAATCTCCATCTCCCTTGATCATCTTTTCAATATCCTTAACATAAGTACCATACTTATCTCCTTGAAGGTCTCCCATTCTTTGAAGACCTTCAAGATTAACTAGCATATTACTATCATCAATGAAGCCAGACAACATATTTTCTAGTGTATAGTACATTGCTGTATCCGGATCTGAGGCCACTCTAGTCCAGAATTTTTGTCCTTCTTTTACTTTTTCTTTATATTCTTCCTCTTCTTCTCCGTCTGGATAAAGAGCCATCATTACTAAATATCTAAGAGCTAAAAATTTAAGAGTAGCAGCTACAGAAGTAGTTAAGAAGTAGATGTCTTCTTTGATTTCTCGAATTTCTTCTGGAGTAAATTCTTCTCCATCTTTCTTTTTATCTTTAACTTTTATAATTCTTTTGATATGCTCACTATTGATATATTGTTTTTTAGTTAAAGGGTCAATTACCATAGATAAAGCTTGTGCACTAGTGGCTAAACTTAATCTGATATTTCTTTCAAAACCAGCTCTAGTTGGAACAATTCTAGCATTTACTAAAGCTCTTTGAGCTGCTTTAATAAATCCTACATCATCTTTCATCTCTCTTCTGACACTTTTATATCCATGATAAGTTGTGTATAGAGCTAAACTTGAAGCCATACCTACTGGACCAAATAAAGCTCCAGTTGCAAAAGAATATGCTCCTGCTTTTAAAGCTAAAGCAGTATTTCCTAATCCGGAATGTTCATTTTCTCCTAATCTTTTGAGAACACCAAATTTTTTACTTACTGTCATTACAGACCATCTTTTAAAGAGCATCATAATTGCTGTTAAGGTGTTTTTCTCAAACAAATAAGTACTAGTATTTCGATAGTCACCATTAATATATGCAATTGCTTTTGGTATCCTACCTCCATCTCCAAATAGATTTGCATACTCTTGAGAAGTGTTGGTTAAGAAAGTTTCTCTGTTTTCTGGAGTATCAAATTCTTCTCTTAGTTCTAGGTTTCCATCCACTGTTTTAAAAGCCGGGAAAGATCTAGCTTTTGGGTCAAACATAGGGACTTCATTACTTTCTTTATCTTTCATTTTTATTTCTGAAATTAAAGCAAATATTTGTGGTCTTTGAATAGTTTTCTCTACCTCACTAACAAAGTTCATAGGATTTTCAAGAATAGCTCCTAAAGTAGTAGCAGCTCTTGATTTCTCTAACTTAAATATTTCATTTGAACTATTCTGAAATAATTGGAGTCTCTGAAGTAAAAGCTCTCCAACTTTAATTTGCTCTTTTGTTTCTTTATTACCTAGAGCTCCTTTCCATTTTCTAGAAAAAGACATAGCATCATGGTAAACTCCAGGTTGCCAGAAACCTAATCTTCCATCTACTTCCCAAGCATTTAAAGATGCAATAGCCTTATTCGTGATCTGTGCAGAAAAGTTTAAGGAGAATGCAGCTACTCGGGAAAGTTTTATAACCCACCCTTCTATCAAAGAACCAGGTGTAACAACTTTACCTCCACTATCTAGAAAATCTTCGATAGCCTTTATTTCTCGATTAATACTATTCTTTTCTTCTTGAGTAGTTGCCTCTTTTAAATGTTGTTTCAAAGCTTTAAGAGATTCTTTTGAAGCATCTCTAACTTCTCTTTCTTTTTGTGTATAAAATCTTGTCCAAGCTGCTCCTTTTAAATCTGAAAAATTAAAACCTTTTCCTACTCTATTAAAATTAGCTCTGTTGTTTATTTGATATAATTCTTTATCAGCAAAAAAGTTAACAAGATCTTTGTATCTTTTTCTGTCTGTTTGTTCCTCTATATGTTTTCTAATGAAATTAACTTTATTTTCAATTTCTCTTTTTGCTTTAAAAGTCTCAGTAATTTCAGTTGAGGCCAATATGTTATCAATAAGATCAGTATCTTGTCTAGCCATAACTACTTTTTTTGCTTGGGCCAGTACTTCTGATTTAGTGTCATTTGAAGGTTCTCTATATTTCTTGATCATTGCATTATAGAGTCTTTCAATTTCTTGATCGACATTTGAAATTTGCCCAGCAACATTGTATTCTTTATCTGGATTTTTGTATCTATCTACAGTTAAAGCATTGTGGATAGTATCTAAAGTTTTTCGAGAGAGTAAACCTAACATTCTCAAAGGAAAAGATTTTACTCTTTTTTCTTGACTGGCAAGACTATATTCTGTAAGATTATCTGGATTTTGGTTAAAACCATTATTATTGTTATACTCTACAAGATCTGCCATATAATTCCAAGCCTCATTAAGAACTTTATTATTCTCTATTTCGGTAAAATTAGAATCAAAATGTTCAGGTTTCTTTGGACTATATGATATAAATTCCAAATCAGCAGGAGTATTTTCAGAAAGATATTTTTTACCTGAAACATAGTAGGGCTTTGTAATAGTATTATTTCCTTTATTTCTGTAATTTTCAGAGAAAATAAAAGGAGATTTTGAATATAAAAAATGAAGATGAGAATTCCATTCTTTTTCTGGAATATTATCTTGAATATTTTGCTCTGAAGTTAAATCATGCTTATCTCTTAAACGAGCTTCTCTCACTGATTTAAAAATTTGATAAGAATAAATATTTTGCTTCTGTTGTTCTACAAGTTTATTATATTCTCTTTCTCCAATTTTAGAAACTAATTCTTTACGGTATGTATTTGCATCTTCTTTTGACATAAAAGAAGAAGAGTAATGACTAAAATCCCCATCTTCTATAATTTCTGGTACCCGGGTCACATCTAAGAAATCAACATTATCATTCAAAGTGTCAAATTGTTTCTGAATATCTTTTATTTCCTGTTGGCTTTTATCCCCTTTATACAAAATTTTAGAGATTTTACTCTGATCTGATTCAGCTTTTCTTTTAAAGTTTACCCAATTCTCAGAAAATTTACCAATCAACTGATGAGAAGTTTCTGATTTTCTTAGGAAAACAGATTGATCTGGCCTTTTATTAAATCCGGATCCAGTTGTTTTTCCTAATCTTTTTAATTCTCTTAAGGTTTTATCTTTAATATTTGAAAGCTGCTTTCTTTTTTCCTTGTTATTATTTGTGGCCAAAGCATCAGTGTACACTTTATAGAGAACAGATACTAATACATTTCTCTCTTCCTGATCATCTAACATAGTAACTTGAGATTTAAGCCAACTCATTTTTCCTATACTTTCTGTGATCTGGTTCTCATAGAGTCTTTCCACTTCATTTTCTAATTGCTCTTGATCCCAGTTAGAATTCTCTTCTTTTTGTTCTAAATGAAATTTAATAGTATCCTTTATAATCAATTTGATTTTTGTATCTGTTTCTGATTTAAGAATACCTATTTTTGAATGAACATCAGCAAGTTTTTGCCATATTTCACTTTCTTTATCTTTAATATCTGAAAGAGGCTCTTTTAAAAAGCCTCCTGGTCCTTCATCAGTAAGTAATGAAAGTACCTCAAGATAATTATTTATAGCCTGGATATTGTCTAGGGTGGGGTTTTTAAGCAATTCTTCCACATTATTTATATCTTTTTCTACACTTTTTAAGTAGTGATCTAAAGATTCTTCTCCTCTTTGAAGTTTTGTGATATCAATATACAGTTTACGTATAGTCTCGTTAAGATATTCGATCTGTTCTAACTGTTCCTTACTTTTTCCCTTATTTTTTAATAGGTCTCTTTGCTTTTCAAGCTTTTCCTTCAGAAGCATTTTATTACTAATCACAGATGAATAATCAAATTCATCATAGATTTCAGATTGAGCAGGAAGATCATCAAAGAAATAATTATTACCTGCAATCAATTCCTGAACTCTTTCATCTAATTGTAATTCATTATCTTTAACTATTTTTGCATTAATAGCCTCTAATTTTGCTTCTTGAGAAAAAGACACTTCTGGGATACCGTCTTCTCTACTTGTAGTGTTTGAAGAAACTGTTATAACCGGGCTACCAAAAAATTGATTATTGTTTATTCTTTGGGCTAAAGTTATAGCTTCTTTCAAAGATTTATTAGAAAGAAACTCAACTGCTTCTTGAATTTTATCTTCAACCAGTTGAGTCACTTCTAATTCTTGCTCTTTACATCTTGCCATATTATTTACATTTGTTTTTTGTTATCTTCATCAAAGGTAGTAAAGATGTTGATGGATCTGTACCTTTATAAGGGCCTTCTAAGTCTAAGTTATCTCCAGAAGTGTCTTCAAAAAGTCCTGGTTCATTTTGATATTGTTTATTCAATTGTTCCACTTCTTCTTTTGACATTTGAGGAGCTTCTTCTACAGGAGTCTGTTCCTGCTTCTTAGTTTTAGAAGCTATTTCCACTAAATCTAAACTTCTTGCAATAGCTTGTAAAGCTATAGAGTCTTCTTTAATTCCTTCAGTTTTTCCTATTCTCTTTATTAATTGAGAGATAAAATGTCCAAATTTTCTAAGAATAGACCCCTTAGTTTCTAAATATTGCATGTCGCCAGCTACAGCTTTAAATTCTTTATTGTTTCCTAGAGCAGTAGCTACAAATTCTTTTAAGTTTACTGTAGGATAGTAAATACCTATTTCTTCTTGAGTAAACTCTATGTTGCTAGGTATATTAGAACTTAAGTCCTTTTTATACTTGGCCCACTTATTTGCAAAGTTAACATATTTATCGACATCTTTAGCTTTTAATTTATTTTTGTACTCGTTAAGAACATTATTTAAACCAATTAATTCACTAGGAGCGTTTCCAGTTAACTCTCCAAACTCATCTAAATACTGATTAATATAAGGAGAGGTTAAACTATGTACTGCTTCATGCATAAAAGTTACTGCAAGATCTGAATTGTTTTCTATTCTATCTAAATTTAAGAAAATTTCTCCCTCTCTAAATCTTCCTTTGAAATTGCCTTCTTTATAGTTAAAAGTTTTTCCTTCTGGAACAAAATTAACTAGGTATTGAGCGATATCTTTTATGTTTGAGTAGTCTCCATACTCTCCTGTAGCAATAGCTTTTAGAAAAGAAGATACTTCAGAACCATTCTTAGGAATAATCCCAAGATTTTCATCATTAATAGTATCTAATTCTAGAGAGGAGATTTTAGTTACAGGAGTTTTATCTTTACCTAAATTAGATGTTAGCTCTTCTACTCCAAACTCATATTCTGCCATACCTGTTTCACCTAAAACATCGATCTCTTTGTAGTATTTTTCTCCTTCTATCTTTTCAAATATTTTCCATCTATCTTGTTTAAGTTTACTCTTAGTTTTTACTTTGTTGGCAATATAAGCCAAAGATGTATTTTCTTTTGGAGTATAAATTTTTACTTCATTACCAAGTGTAACTTCTTTCATTTCCATCTGAACTAAACTCTCAGGGTTATTTTGGAAGTATTGCCTGGTAAATCTTCCAAGAATGTTTTGATTGCCCTCTACTCTATTAAAAGTGTTATAAGATCTCAGCCTAGCACTAATAGGAATATCTTGACCTTTTTTATTTTTGTAGGTCATATCATCTAAGTACTCAATTGGCAAAAACTTATGGAATTCTAGAGCCCCTTGGACTATACCTCCACTAGAATAAGAATAAGCTATTAACTCTTGTGCAAGCAATCTTGTAGAAAAGAATTCTCCATTCTTTCTCGGTAATGAAAGGTCTTCTGAAATTAGTTCTTTAAAAGAAGAATAAATAGCTTCTTGGTTTGCTTCAAAAGATTCTTGATTGTTAAAAGTGATTAAAGATGGTTTTCCATTTTCACCCACATTGTATTTCAAGTTGTTTAAGAATAAATTGTTTTTAACTTTTCTTAACCCATTTGCATATTCATTACTTTCACTATTGAATAAGTTTCCAACATAAGAACTTAAGGATAGGTGGTTCTCATTAAATCTATCCAAATAAAGATCTTCTCTTACTTCTTTTGTAGACTTGTTAAAAATTCCTAGACCTTCTGCACTAGTTAAATACTTTTTGATCTCTTGGAAAACTTGTTCTTTTGCTTTGATAACAGCAAAACTATTATCAGTGTTTAAATTCCCCTCTTTGAATATATTCTCAATGATAGAATTTATATATTTATTTTTTGCAGGGAACAAGTTAGTAAATAAAGACTCACTTAAAGATAGAGCAGTTCCCACCATAACACCTTGATTAGTGGTTGGAGTTAAAACTAAACCATCTCCTAAATCTATTTGGCCTTCTTCTAGAGTTTCCCCTCTTTCTGTAATATCTCCTACTAAAGCCTCAGCTCCTGTTATTCCAACACTATCTAAGTTTGTAAAGAATTCTTTGAAATCTTTTGCTTTGGTGCCAGACTCCCACATAGACTTTCCAAGATTGTTTAAATCTACATGTTGCATCATAGTTTTAACTTTTTTGGCTTCATCAATTAGATCAAGATAAATAGCCAAGATTTCTAGTTGAGAATTTTTATCTGCCTGAGAATTTAAAACAATTTGATTCTGAAGCATTTGAGCATTAAACTTTGTATTATCTTGTTCTGAAACAAAAATGTCTTTATCTCCTTTTCTCTGCCAAATACCTAATTTTCCTTTATAAACATCCTGTTCTTTTTTACCATACTTAGAAAGTAATTCATTGATGGCCTCTTGCTTTGCTCTTGCACTAAATTCTGTTGTAATAGACTCTTTATCATTGATGATTGAAAAGAACTCTTTTACTATAGGTTGAGAATGTAATAAATAAGGTACAGAATGTTCTGTGTAATAAACCTCTTTCCCATCTATATTAGTAGATCTGTGGAAAGCTTTATCCTTATCAAAATCTTCTTTAGTAATTTGAGTGTACTCTGCATCAAAACCTAGAAGAGAAAGTAGATTGTCAACTGCAATAGCATCTTTATGATTCAATCCAGTTCTACCTAGTATCTGAGCTTTTTCGTTATCTGTTCCTGTATTTGTTCTTTCATCTAGGATTGTAGATATTCTTCTAGTTAAACCTTTGAATACCTGATTTTTAGAAGGTATAGCCAACATATTTCCTAGACTACCATCACTAACTAGATTACCAATACGTATTTGCTTAGATTGATCTTTTGTCCCAAGACCTACTTTAGTTCCAGAACTTTTTGCTTGTTGTACTAAACTATGTAAAGTTACTCCTTTTGCATAGATACCAATAGCATCTTGCCCTGTAGACCCAGCATTCATTTTTATCATCTGATATTTAGGGGATAAGATATTAAAAGTATTTGAGGTATTCTCAGTTAGGCTTTCAATCTCATCCGCTTGCTTCTCAGCAAAAACCATAGATAAAACCTTATTTATATGTTTTTGGCTTTTCTCATTTGAATATACTGAGTTATGAACCTTTATAAATTTATTCTCTAATAACTTAAGATCAAACTCTTTTGAAATACTCTTTTTAGCTATAGCCAACTCTTCTAGTATATCTTCCTTATTTAGATCTTCTAAATTTAATCCAGGTATAGAGGAAAGAAGATTATTATAAATATCAAGTTTATCTTCTTTAACTAATTGCTCTAAATAATTGATTCTGTTTGAAACTTCTGTTAAATAAGCCTCTTTATTTTCTTCAGTCAACTCTTTAACTGCTCCATCTTGCATAACTACATGATTATACTGATAAGCTGTTAAACTATCAATATCAAAATCTTGCCCCATTTGAGCAATAAACCCTTTAGGGGTGATAATCAAGTCTCCTGATTCTGGAGGTAAAAATCCTACTACCTCAACAGAAGACCCAAGACCATGAGAAGATGTAGGTATTCTAAATACAAATTGCTCCAACAAGTTTTTATCAAACATGTCTTCCTTTATTCTTACAATTCCATCTACCTTTTGAATATATAATCCCTCTTCTCCATTAAATTCTTCAAAAAGATTGATAAGTTCTCCGTTAAGTTTAAATTTAGAGGGAACCAATATTTGAGCTTTTGATATGCTTTTATCCTGCTTTCTAGTACTTTGTAGTACACCCCCTTCAAAATCTCCCACATGAATTATTCTGCTTTCATCAATACCTTCAGTAGTTTCTGATACATCAAACCCTGCTTCTGATCCTGTAACAAATTTATTCCCCGGCAGCTTCTGCTTAAATATTTTGTTATTTATAAGAGCATTCAACATAGATTCATACTTGTTACTATTTCCTGTTAACCAAAGAGGTAATTTAAAAGTCATTTCTCCTTGTCCATTATCTACCAGAGAAAGTATTTTTAAATCTTGTTTAGAGAACCCTCTACTTTTTGCTTCTTTAATAAGAAGTTTTTGCAGCTTCTTAATAGTTTCTTTTGGGTCTTTTGCACTCATATCAGCATTAAGCCCTAGAGAATCTAGAAACTTGTCTCTTTTAAGAGAAACCATATCTTTAAATATTTCGTGGAATTTGTTTTGTAATTCTTTACCATTATATTCTTGGCCTTCAAATTCAAATCCATCAATATCCATTATACCGTCTCCCATCAAAAGTTTAAATATTTGAGTACCCATAGAGACAGTGTCATCTTGAACCTTTTTTGATTTAAAAGGAACATCCTGTTGTATTTTAAAATGAGCTCTTTCTAATTTTATGATATTATTGTCTACTATAGGTTGTGAAAAATCTTTTATAGTATTCTCAGAAGTTAAAGCCCCAACCTTATTTGCTGTTTGATAGGAAGCTCTTACAGTGGTGCTGTATACTTTTTCAACTTCTTCCATATTTTTTCTAAGATCATCCAACTTTCTACCTTTTGTTAGTTGAGGTATAAGAGGGAAAGAAGAAGACTTGATATACATCATTCTATTAACATCTTGTTCAGAATCATAAATGGTTCCGGTATAAACAGGTTTAATAGGCTGCAATACTAAGTCTAACTCCTCTTTTGTTAAATCCTCTTCTTTCTTTATTTTATCTTGGATAGTTTTATATTTATCTTCAGAAATTCTTCCTTGTTTCAACATAACGTATATATGCTCATTAAGAGTTGTGTACTCTTGTGCATCAGTGCTCTCAATGTCTATAAACTCCGCAACTCTTTCAAATCTTTCAGATAATAAATCAATAAATTCTCTATTACCTTTTTTAGAAGATTCAAACATTTCTTTATACGTAAGTCCATTACCATGCTTTTCATTTAATTCTTTCTTGCTATAATGCCATTCGACAATATCTAAAATATTGTCAGCTACTCCATTAACGTCCTCAAGGAATACTTGTAGATAAGAATTATTATTTGAATCAGCTAACACACTCCCTGGGGCTATCATAGAAGCCATTCTCTTCCCTAAGTTGATAGCTAGTTGCTGGGAAATTTTAGTTTGAGCTTTAAGGTCTTTAGATTTCACATCTCCTTTAGATTTATAATAAAGAGCTGGATCCCCTGTCATAAGTTGCATGTAATTCATATTTGTCAACATAGAATTTAAGATAAAATCTAACTCGGCAATCTTCATGTTCTCGTCAACAGTACCTTTTCTTTGCTTTAAATATTCTGCATTATTGAAACCATCTATTTTACTATTAAACTGATTTAGATCTTTAACATTATCTAAAGCTTCTTTAATAACATTATCTTGTATAAAAGTAGAAATATCTGCACCAAATATTTCTTTCACATTTTCCATTATCTCTTCTTGAGACTTTCCTTCAATAACTGAAATTAATTCTGAAACACTTCTTCCTTTCTTATCAGTTAAAGTATTAATACCAGGGATAAGATTAAAACGGACTGCTCCTTTATCATATCCTTTTATGTTTGTGTTTTTCACATTTGTGATAAAGTTGACCATTCTTCTCAATTCTGGTACCACTAAATTATCATAAAGTAAATTGTTTAGGTCTTCTTTGAATTTTATATCTCCTTCTTCATTAATCTCGAAAGCTGCTTCTGATTGTTTATAGAAATCAAATACAGCAGTTTTCAACAACATCATTCTTCCTTTATCAGAATTAGTTAAAGTATTCATGTGAGCCATTCTAACTTCAAAAGGAAGTCCAATTACTTCTTTTTCAGCTCCTTGATTCCTATTTTGGAACATAGCTCTCTGAGCAAACATATAATCAATAGAACTTAATTCATCAATGCCTGCAAACATTGGAGACTTTTTATAAAGTTCTTTTAAAGACATTAGATCAACTAGACCATGCCCAAATTGATTTGCAAACACATCATCTTCTTTAAGCATTTTTAAAAGAAAAGAGTCTTGGCTAAAACTTAGGTTTTCTAAATCTTTTAGATAAGCTTTATCCTCACTTAAAGAGGAACTTTTTAATTTTTTAAACTGCTCATAGAAATAATTAAAAGACTCAATCTCTGTTACACTTTTTCCAGAAATATATCTAGAGGTACTACCATAACTAGGATTATATTTTACTTCTAATTCAGCCAACTGACTTAAGATAGTATTCATATCCTCAAAAGGATGATTTTTTATATTGTCATAGAACTCTACCTCTTGTTTATCCTTGTTCATCAAAGAATATTTCATAAGGTTTGTAAACAGTAGACCTGTTCTGTTTTTTGAGCTACTCCCAGTTAATCCTTCAAATAGATCTTTGAATCTAGCTTTTTTCAATTTACCCCCACCTTCAGAAATATTAAGTTCTCCATTTCTTAATGCTGTGAAAGTTGAGTCAGATAATTCTATTCCAAAGTTACTTAACCAATTTTTATAAGTAGTATCACTCTGATTTGAAGTCCCAGAATCAAACCAACTGTTCCATTCTTCAACAACTTTATTAAGAACTTTTGTATCAATTTTTCCTTCTTTATTGATAGGAGCTCTTTTAAAATTTTCTCTCCATCTATCTACTACAGCTCTTTTTGCTTCATTAGAATTACTATCATAAATGTTACTGTTTACTCCTCCATCATTATCAAAAGTAAGTGTTGCAAATTTTGCATAAACTTTTTGTTTATAGGTATTATATACAAATTGATTTTTTACTTGGTCATCAGCTTGCTCTAATCTTTCAATTAAAGGTTTCATCCAAGGTGTTGAATTTTCTCTTTTTCTTAAGAGAGCTATCATCTCATTAAAATTTGGTTCAAGATTAGAATCACTAGATAAAGCTAAAGAAACTGTATCATACATCTGTTTAAAAGAAGCATAAGTATCTAACCCCATAAATCCGGTACTACCATCAGTAACTTGAGCAAAAATTCTTTTCAAAGCAGTACCTACTTTATCAATAGGTTTGTTTTCATTACTAGCTTTACTAAAATCTTTTATATTTTCGTTTATTTCGTCTACTTCAAACTCATCAGTAATAAAAGAAGTATTAACAGCTCTCATAGAAGCTTCAGCAAGAAGACTATCAGAATTCTCCAAAGCATTTTCTATTTGACTTAATGCAGATTCTAAAGTAGTAATCAAATTGTCCACAACCTCATTATCTTTAAATTCATTAAGGTTTGAAATAGATGTTGCTAATTTGTCTGCTTTACTTGAAAATTCTTTATTCAAATCTTCTTTAACTTCTTGAAAATTAGTTTCTTTATTTGCAAGTTTACTAAATAACCATTTGATTATATCTTCTTCTTGTTTAATAGTAAGACCTTCAGTAATAAGAATAGAGTTGTCTACATTTTCTGTAGTAGTTAATTCTGAGGCAATAAGATCATCTATCTCCTTGATACCTCTAATATCTAAATTCAATTCTTTTGCTAAAGCAGTAGCTTCTTCAACTAATTGCTTTCTCTTTTGCTTTTGATCTTCAGTTAGTTCTCCTGGAGTTTCAATAGTTTCTACTTCAACAACTTTTTCTTGAACTTGTGTATCCTGTTTATTCTCTTCTACTTTTTCTTCTAAAGTTTCTTTTTTAGTAGAAAGAGGTCTAATTTTAACTTTTTGCTGAACTGCAATAGTGTACACTGGATTTTCTTTTGTTCCAACATTATACCCCATCACATTTGTAGACAATCTATTCTTTAAGTGTTGATCATAAGAATCTGCAATCTTTTCTACAACAAAACCATTTTCAGTTTTTGCTATCTTGATCATAGGTTTATTCAACATTCTTAAAGAAGTGTTTTGTCTAAAATTAATATCTGCATTTTTAAACTTACCTGTATCTTTATTATAAGCTCTTAGTATTTTACTTAGTTCACTACCAAAAGTAATTTTCTGCCCAACCTGGCCATCTTTGTCTGGTGTTTGGTAAGCTATAAGAGCTTCTATTAGATCAGTGTATTTAGATTTAACATCTGTCCCTGTAACTTCTTTTATTTGTCTTCTCAAGTCCTCAGCTTGTTCTAAAGACATATGAAGAGGGTGAGAACTATTGGTAAGTATTTCACTACCTGAGTTTGTATCATGGAATTTGGTGACATTGTTAATAGCAGCAATCCACCTAGCTGTTTCAATATCTTCTGAATAAGCAGAATCTAATCCATTTTCATTTTTTCTTTGGACATTAAGAGCTATATATTTTTTTACCCCAGAAATAGTGGCAGTGTGAACTAAATAATGAGTACGGTTTCTGTTGATAGGTAATTTCTTTTTTATGCCATCTTCTTCTATAACTTTAGTCATCAAGAACCCTTCAGATTCATCCCCCAAGTTTAAAATATTTTCCATCTCTATAGTTCTACCATTCATATCTACAATGGTACCAGAAGCTTTCATCCAAACTATCTGACTATCTGGAGCAACTTCACTTAAAGATTTTGTAGGTATAGGAACTCCGTTATCATCAGATTTTGCAATTTTTTGTAAAGGAGGAAAAGAAAGATTATCAATAATCTCTACCTCTTCAATAGTACCATTTATAACTTCCTCTCTCAAGTTAGAAGCTTGTTCTCTATTCTGTTGAATATCTTTTCTAAGACTTTCACTTGGGTTATCAAGATCTACTTCATCCACATCTTTTGTGCTATCACCTACAGAAGTAACACTAAACCATTCTACCTCGGGTACATATGCTACAGCAGTACCTTGAGAGTCCCTGTAGACCATAGGAACTTTATCTTTGTATTCTCTTGTTTGTTGAAAAGCTTCAAAAGACATCCCCTCTGGTCTAGCTCCTTCTACCCATTCTGCAAAAGTAATAGTCCCAGTTTGTCTTCCATATTTATCTCTGACAGCTACAGAAGTGTTAGCTAAATCTTCTCCATCTAAAACTTCAGGAAAAAGCTTATCTCCAATATTATTCTTATTTGGATTTACCAAATCTTTAAACGATACACCACTATTTTCATTTAGTTTAGGTATAGGACTATTTATTTTACGAAAAACTTTCTTTCCATTTACATTTTCAATTACTTCATTATATTCTATAGCAGAAAAGTTAAGCTTATGTTCTGTACCATAAGTTTTATTAGAATTTGGAGTCACATGAACTGGTGCTCCACTTGTTTCTTCATATTTTATAGGCTCACTTAAACTATTCTTATTAGTTACTTGTTCTTCACTTCTTTCTTGTACCTCTTCGATTTGAGGAGTTTTTATAGCTTCAGAAGTATTCTGATTTTCTTTTCTATTAAGTACAGCTTGAGTGTCTTCAAATAATTCATTATATAATTGTCTCCAATTAGTCTTACCTAGTTTGGCCCCACTCCAAGCCAAGGCTAAAGCTCTCATATGACCTCTGAAATTTTCAATAGGAACATCCCCATTGTCAATAAGATCCTCTACATAATCTTTGAAAGAGGGCTTAGTCTTATCTCTTTTTTCAATTAGATTTACTCTATTTTTTACTGTCTCTACTAAATTGTTAAAAGCTTGATTTTCAAAAGAACCATCTTTCTGTACCGGCATATCATCAAAGAAAGCATCATCTATATCTTCAAAAGAATCTGTTTCTACATCTGGATCAAAAGCTGGACCAGCATAATCTAAATCATCCACACCTTTCTTATTATCAGGGGCTTGAAAGCTTATTTCCTGTTGCTCTGCAAGCTCAGTTACTTGATCTACATTTTGTCCAATTTCCTCAACATGTTTTTGAGTCTCTTCTTTTTCCGGAGTTACCTCCTCAATTTGAGCTTCAATTTTAGATTCTTTTTGTTCTAAAGCTATTTCCTCTCTTAAAGTCTCTTTCAGTAAGTATCTATCTACATCTTTAATTGATTTTGAATAAGTACCATTACTGATAGTCTTGCCATACTTTTGTTTTGTGTTTTCAATAGCCTTATCTCTTAGAGCAGAAGAGTCTGTAGCATCATTCTCTTTAACAAGTTTTCTATACTCCTTGATAATAGAGTTTGTCACTTCTTCCTCTTTTCTTAGCTTATCTACCATTTTAGAAGAAGTCTCATGATTGATAGCTTTCTTTAACTGACCTTCATGATTATTTATATCTTTAAGAGCCAAATCAATTGCATCTACTTCTGCATCTCTTTCTTGAGATTGCTCTTGGCCATTAAGTTCAGACTTCCTTTTTTCAAGATTTTCTTTTTGTTTTTGATTATATCTTAGTTTTGATTTTAATTCTAGAACATAATCTCTGTTTTTTAAATTTCCGTGATCCTTCATATCAGCTTCAAGAACTTTTACTTCTTGTACTGCCTCTTGAATACTAGCAATACTTTCTGGGGTAACATTCCCAGAAGATATCACATTATTCATATTTCTTACGAACTCTTTTCCTCTACCAATAGATACTAAAGATTTCCCAATATTAAATACTTTATTTCTCTCTAATTCATTAGCTTTATCATGTTGTCCTTTATCTCTTAATTTTGCAATTTTGTTATCAAATTCTTGGATAGAGAAATTTCCTTCTCCGGCAGACATTAATAATTCTTCGACTTGAGAATCAGATATATTCTCTTTATTAAAATCAGAGATCATGTCCTTAAAAGCTTTTCTTTTATCTCTTAAGTTTTTAGATTTCTGATAAGCTTGATAACCAGAAAGAGGTGAATATAAAGCCTTCATCAATCCCCCCATCAATAGAGTTTGACCTGCAACTTGTCCATAAAAACTTCCTTCTAAAAGTTCTCCTTTTCTTTGCTTCGCTTCTTCTTCTGTTTCTCCCCAAACAGGTACTAACTGAGTCATTACTTCTTCAGCCATCTCTTCCAAATTATTTCCTACAAGTTTGGATCCTTTATTGCCTGTTAATGTATTGAATTTATTTTTTACACTACCAAAAAGATTGTTTGCTTTTTTAATATTTTGTGCAACCCCAGAATTAGCTATAGATTGAGCCCAAGGTTTTGTAGCTAGTTTTTTAGTAAACCTATTGTTTACAACTTTATTTGCTAATTGCCCTCCATAATTTTCGATTACATTTTCTTTTAAGACTTCTGTTAGTCCATAAGCAGCAGAATCAAATACCGTTTCAGGAGCTTTGATACTATCACTATAATCTTCAATTTTATTTAATTGAGTTTTAAGCTGTGCAATTTTCTCTGGGTCTGTTTCTTTTGCCAAAGCATCTTCAATTCTGTTTCGATTGATTTCCACTTCATCCATTAATGTCTTATAGGTCCTTCTGTCTGTAGTTAGTTCAATTTCTCCTTTATCGTTTTTATCAAACTGTATATCACCATAGTACTTATTAAGAGCTTTAACATGAGCATCAGGATGAAGAACTGCTTGACCAAACATATTTACTGTTTCTCCAGCAACCTTTCCAAAAACATTTGCTGTCCCTGTAGACATACCAGCCCCAGATAAAGATTTTGCAACGTTTCTAGTAATAGCTTTAGTTGTTCCTCTTAAAGCTAATCTACCTGGTGCCCCTCCTAATAAGAAAGAAGCACTTTCAAATGTCCCAGCAGTAATGTTATAAAGACCTTTCTGATCCATTTTTACACCTTTAGATTGATGTATTCCGGCCAAGGTCTCAGCAACTAACTGCTCTTTTTCAGTTAGCTCCTCCCCTTTATTTATTTTATCATGTAGGTAAGAATTGTAAAAATACATATCATAAGCATCTCCTATACCTAGTGTAGCAAAATCTCCTAAGAAATCTTTGTTTAGAGGATTGTATATATGACTACCTTCTACGTAATCTTTTATTCTATCTCTTTCTGCATTAACTTCTCCTAGACCATATTCAACAAGTCTATTTTCTCTGTCAAAAGGATTGTACTTTTCAGCAAAAGACATATTATCCCACTGATCTTGTAAAACCTTTTGCTTTTGCTCATGCATAGAATCAACTATCTCTAGAACAGGTGTTTGAAGTTCTTTTCTTTTTGTGACAGCATCTTTGTATTCTTGAATCTCTTCCTCAGTACCATCCATACCTACACCAGTAGGAGTAACATGAGCAATCCCACTGTAGATTCTTTCCCACATCCAATCTCCCATCCTAGTAAATACATTTCTATTTGGATCTTTCAGATAAGCTATCACAGCATTATCATTAGGGTCTGGAGTGTGAGGTACCGGGCCTTCATCAAGAATATCTTGCATAATGGTATCCACATCTTTATCAGAATTTTGATATTTTTTAATTACAGATTCATTTCTTTTATTCTCATTTATAAATTCATCTGTGATGTTATCATGTCCTGCTTCTTGAAATTGTCTAAGCATCTCAAAATAAGTGTTATCACTTTCTTGAATAGCTTTATCTTCCATTTCCTTCTGAAAAATATCTACATTATCATAAGTAGGAATATCATTCTCTTCTTGTTCTTCAGAATACAATGGGTAAAAATTTCTATCCTCTTCTGTTAATACAGTATTAAGAGGATCTTTTTCAAATTCTTTTAAGTTTTTATATGGATCAACAGGCTCTGAATATTTTCTTTCTAAAGCTTGTCCTCTATTCCATAAATCCTGATCTGATTCAGAATTATACAGTTCTCCATTTAACTCAACAGAGGAAATATAATTTCCCTCTGCATCTACTATACCTCCATCAACATAAGAATATCCGTTGGCTTCTAGTACTTTGATTTGAAATTCATCCATATTTATTATTGTGTTTTTAAAGGATCTATTTTTAGTTCCTTACTGATTACGATAGTCTTTAACTCACCATCTATTATTTTAGATGTGTGAATGTTGTGCATGTCTTTTTCTGTAGCTTTGGTTCTCCCATTTCCAAAATTTCTTTCTTTGGACTGAGACACTTGATCTGATTGAATATGTAGTAACGGTTTTGTAGCATCGAATTTTTGAACTTTTACCATTTTTGATTTTGCTCTTCCACTAGATAAAGCGTATTCTTTAGTAGCTGGAATTTCTTCATCTGAATCTTCATCATCAGGATCATGATTAGGGTTAGGCATCATTACGATTCCACCATTCCCAGCAGCATATCCTTGAAGGTTACCATCCCAAACTAAATCTCTTTCATTTTGAGCTGAAGTTTGTCCTTGAACATAACCTTTTTCAAAAGCTTCGCCCAAAGATAAGGTATTTTCTGTTTCTACGTTACCTTTTGAGTCAATTATTTTTACTTTAACTTTTTCATTTGGAGGAAGATTATTAAAAGTGTTCGTAACAGTTTTCAAATATTTAGCATTCTCAATTACATTTTGTCCTTCTTCTACAGGAGACTTAACACTATGGAAAGCATAGTTCTTATTGTAATTGGCTTGTCTAGCCAACTTCTCTTTAGACATACCTAAAGTTTCTGCTAATTGTATTCTTCCTTCATGAGTCATCATCTTACTTCTGAAATCCTCTGGAGTCATCCCTAGTTTAGTAAGTTTATCATTAAGTGTTTTCTTTTCAGCCTCTAATCTTTGTCTTTTCTCAGCAGTAGATAGAGGGACACTTGGGAATTGTCCTGTAGCAGGATTGGCAGGCCCCTCAGCTCTAGTAGGTTCACCCATACCATACAATTGGTTGATTTTATTGTCATCAAGGTTTTCATAGTTTCCTGCCATTTCTACTTGATAAGAATTAAGTCCAGCTTCATCTTTTTGTTTCTGATGATTAAATTTAGCCCAGTCTAATCCAAGTCTTTTCTTCTGCCAGTATGCACTATCTGTTTTTAGATCATGTACATTACTAACTTTTTTATACCCTAACTTATCAATAGTATTCTGCTTGAAATTTTCTAACCTTCTTCTGTATTCGTTTTGCATATCTCCTTCTGAATCAAACTCCCCATTCTCTAATCTTCTTGTTAGAGTTTGTAGTTGTTCTCTTTTCCATTTATCCATAGTAGGATCATTCTCAACAATCTGAGAAAGCCTTTCATCAGTTAAATATGTCTTTGTTTCTCCATCAGTTATCAGATAACCACTTTTAGGTACTGTTGTACTAGTTCCTTCTGTATCTACATTGATAATGGCTTTCAAATCTTTTTGAAACTGAGTTTCATCTATTTGATCATATATATGGATATTCTCTGCAAAATCTCCTTGGCCAACCCCTTTATAATTTCTATCAATAGTTAGTAAAGCTTGATTTCTTGCTTCTTCACTAATATTCTTATTTTTATTAATTTGATCAATAAGTTTAGTTCTTCTTTTTGCAGTTCTGTCCATTTCAAAAAGATCTCCAGATTTAATATCCTGCTGAAACTCTTTTTTAGCTCGATTAATCTCACCTAAATAATTCTTATAGAGGGCTGGGTTTTTAGATATCTTTTCAGCTATTTCACTGGCTCTTCCTCTGTGATAATCAAGACGTTCATTTCTGGCTCCTCTGTCTTTATCAACAAAATCTAGAAGATCCCCCATAGTATCGAATGCATCTAATTCTTTTTGTTGTTTATCAAAAGCTGCATCCTGAGTTTTTAAAGCGTTAAGCATTAATTCATGAGGTGCTTGATATATAATATCATCTACAAAAGTAGGTTTAGCTGTTTTATAAAATCTACCCATTATTTTGTTGGTTTAATAAACTAATATACTGATCAACAGTAATTCCCATTGACTTAGCTGCTTGCTCTAATTCCACTTGGGACATTACAGGATTTCCAGCTTTGTCAGTTAATACTCCATTATCATATTGAAAGTTTACTGAAGAATCATTAACAGCTTGCTCTGCTGCTGTGTTGTATTTATTTTGATTCAACATTTTTCCTATTTGTTGTATACCTTGGCCTTTAGTTGCAATATCTTCAGCTATTTGAGTGTAATAATTATCACGGTCTTGTCTGTCAGCTAAATCTCTAGCTTGCTCTCCAGACATCACAGCTTGGTCTTGTTGGTTTTCAAAGCCAGCTTGTTTAGACAATAAATCCATCATGTTCTTAGAGAAGTTATCATAGATGTCAGCTTGAGCTTCATTGGCATTTACATCAGTAGCTAGATCTAATGCTCTTAAGGTATTCACCCCTCTAGCAGTATTTCTGTTAGCTCTTGTAGTTCTAGTTCTACTGGTTTCTAAGTCCTTTAAAGCTTTGTCTCTTTGTTGGCCAACATATCCTTTAGCTTCTTCTATTCTGTCTAAAGCATCATTACCAAAATCCTTGAACATATTTATGTTAGGAGTGTCTCCTGCTCTGTTTGCTTGAGTATTTTTCATAGGCTCAAAAGCAGAATATATAGTTCCAGCCATACCTACTAAGTCTCCTCCTGTGAAATTCGGGAAGTTCATAGAAGATTTTTCTCCAGGCAGGACATTTTCACCTAATATAGTTTCATCTCCATAACTGAAGTCATTTACCCCTGGAGTTAAAGTAGAGTCCGAAATACCTAGATCATTACTAGCATTGTCACTTTTAAAGTTTACACTAGAAGGATCCAAGAAACCATCTTCATTATAAACTGGGCCTGTCTGTTTTCCTCCAAATATTTTACTAAAAAGATTTCCAAAGATAGTACCACCATTTGCATACTCCATTTTTCTCACTCCATTTTTACCTGTACCATAAGCAAAAGAAGCTACTTCTTGCATTGCTCCTACCATTTCTTGTAGCTCTTGATCTTTTTGTTCCTCTATTTCGTTAGACCTTTTTGTTCTTTTAACTGTATTTTTTAATACAATATCATCTCCATTCTTTTCTAAAAGTTTTTCTAAACTGACTATTTTCTTTCTACGTGCTTTCTTTCTTTCTGCCATAGTTTTTCCTCCAACTTTAATTCTTTTAGAGAATATTTCTGTACCTTCAGGTAATTCAACTCCTATCCCTCCATTCTCATGTGAGGGTCCTTTAAAGTCAATCATTTGCCCATTAGGAGCTTCTCCTACTTCTCCTCCTTCAACCTCTACTCTAGCTCCCTGTACTTTTCCTCCATAAGCTTTTTCTTCATCTCCAAATACACTGTTAAACAAGGACATAAAAAATCCTTCTTCCTCTTCCTCTGAAGAAGCTTGTTTTGTTACAGCTTTTTTATTTGCATTTGTATTTATGATTACTGAAGCTCCTTCTCCATCTGCACTACCAAAATTTGTCCCAAGACCTCTGGCTGCATTATATAAAGATGGATTTTCTTTCAAATTTTTTATATAATTATCAAAAGATCCTTTTTCTTTTTTTGCATCATTGAAATCATAAGTATCAATAACTAAGGTGTCTGTAGGAGTAGTAACAATATTTGCTCTACCTACAGTAGTTTTTAATTTGTAATAAGGATCAGTTAACTTATCGTAAACACTTAATTTGCCTTCTGTTTTAGGTTTTTCTCCTTTAGCTGAAGGAAGTTCATCTGTTTTAAAATCATCATAAGAAATCGTATTTCTACCTTGAGAAAGATTTGTCCTCACAATATCTTGTAGAGCTGCTAATTCATCCTCAGATAAAGATTTACGAGTAATATCACTTTTACTGCCAGCTACATCATTAAAAAGACTCTTAATATTTAAAGGTATAAATCCAGATTCTTGTCCTCCTTCAGCAGCCTTAGCTTCAAAAGCTTCATAGGCTGCTTGAGTATTCTTACCAAAAAGGCCATCAATTTTGCCTGTGTATAAACCTTCTTCTTTTAACCTACGTTGAAGAACTTTTATAGACTTTTTATCTGCCCCAGGATTCTTTTTCACTTTTCCTCCATTACCCATTTGCTGTGCACCACCAAAAATATTACCAAAACCTTGGCCTATTCCTTTAGCAGCACCTCCACTTCCTCCTGCCATGCTGAGACCATACTGCATAGCCATATTACCGAAAAGATCTAAACCTTGGCCCCAAGCATTATTGTTTGCTTTCTCTCTGGCTCTTGCCATAGCAATATCATTCTCTACTAAGGTTTCATTTGGAGACTCGATATAATGTCTTACAACACCATTTTTACCAGTTCCTAAAGAATATTTTTTCTTTTTCTTTCTTTTCATAATTTTATTAATTAGTTAAGTTTAATGTTTATCTAAAGGAATCTGTTTCATTTTCAATAGAATAGTTCATTATCAACTTAACATCGTCAAAAGTATCAAATATTAACCTAACTACCAAATATTTATCCCTTAAACTCTCCAACTGATCCCAGTCTTTATTTTCATCTAAAGATGAATCATTTAAGATTTTATCTGTATAATATTCAGATTGTCTTGCAAGAATATCAGCATTAAATATAGGTTGATCATAATCAACTCTTATATCTCTAATATCATTAATAGACCAATCTCTTTCGTTTCTATCAATTATAATTGTTCCTGGATCTACATTTACAATTTGTTGCATCATATAGTCTTCATCAGGTGTATCAGTATTCTTAGGTTTTAAGTTTAATAGACCAGAACATTGACGAGTATTATAAAAGATTCCTTTATTAAAAGTTACATCTCTCACATCAACGTATTGCTTCATTTCTGGATTATACCTCTTTGCCTCAGTGTGTAAGGTTATGTCATCCCATATTTTTGTTTTTAGAGGTTCTGACATCGCTGTATATTCCACAGAAAAAGGATGTCTCTCTCCATAGAAATTTTGATAATATCCTTTTCTATTATGTCTCCAAAAAGTATTTGTATTACCATCTTTTTTACCAAATGCCCAAGAATAGAATTTCTCAGCAATATTGTAAAAGAAATTTGGTAAATATGAATGCCATGAAGTCCAACTCTTTGCTTTTAAAGAATAACTCATTGTCCATGAATTATCTCCGTCAGCAAAATTCTCTACTACTTCCCCATCTACATAGGTATTCTGAATATATGGTACTCTAACTTCTACAGGAGTAGGAGTAACAGTTGTAGTAGTTTGAGTAACTAAAACCTCCTCTATATCTTTTGTAAATTGGCAGGGAGTTAATACAGACACACCATCTACAGGGCATTCAACAGTGCCATTATTATCAACACCATCCACTCTATTTTCTTTGTATAACCAACCATAGTCTTTAAGTGCTGGTAAAGCAGAATAAGGATTTGATTGTAAGTTTGCTTTAACTATATCCCACTCCGCATTTGAAAAATTACCATTTTGAGATAAAGCATCAACTTGAGCAACAGTCATGTTTTCCCCTTCAATAGCAGCTATGGCATGTTGTAAATATTCTTTACATTCATTTGAAACTCTAACTATAGGGTAATTTATTGCAATAAAATTACCGTACTGAGGATGAATGTTTGAAATAAAATTATTTACACTTGCCATATAAGTTGGAGAAGGGCTACTCATAGGAGATGTGATACTTCCTCCATGAAAACCATTGTTTACTTCATCCACAAAAGTTAAAAGCAAAACATCTTTCCCTGGACCAACAGCATTTAAAGCTAACTGAGGGACATCTTGCACCCAGTTTTCTGTTCCCCATCTATTCCAAGTGCCAGGATTTAAAAGAGTCAAATTATTTACTCCACCATTAACTGAAGCTTTAAAACCTGGGAACCAAGCGTCAATTGTCGCAGAAATATTGTCAATTGTACTACCTGTCATAGAAGTGGTATCAAAGAAAGGAATTACAATAGTGTCTGGAGGAATCACAATAGTTGTAGTAACTTCTCCAATCTGGACTTCTGTGTTGAAACCAGTTTTTTCAAACTTCATCCTACATTCCTCAATTCCCACATATCTCCAACCACTAGCAGCATAAGTATCGATAGTTTGTTGAAAACCTTCAAAAATAATTAGGTCGCCATTTTGGCTGCATATTTCAAAATCATTGCTATCTGTTATATCACTTGCTAATATGGAATCTTTCTTAGTAAATATTAATCTTTCTTTCTTAGTATCGTAAGTAGATATAAATCCAACTCCATAAGGATTAGAAGGATTATTATCGTAAGGGTAATGTCCTCCATTTGCATTATAGTAATCTTCTAACAATTGTAATCTAGTGTTTTCTTTAAACCAATTAGTCATACCAATATCACTAATAGCTTCTAATTGATTACCATCAAAACGATATATTTTATTTTCATTTTCAGATACATAGAAAACCCCATGCTTAGTTTTTATGGTAGCCTCTCTATGTTTAGTTCCTCCAGAAGCCTTGTTGTCATCTAGTATTTTTCTTGGAGGTACAGTAAAATATCCTCCAGTTCCAATAAAAGAAACAATATCTCCTGTTACCCTTTCTTGGTAGTTTTGTGGCTGATGCCAAAGACCTTCTTCAGTGTGAATATAGATATTATTTTTTATTCTAAAAATATCTGTAATTCTTCCAGTTTCTCCTTCAATATCTGTGTAATTGTTAGGAAGAAAAACTCTGAAGTTATCTGTAAGCTCTTCTTGGAAAGATTGCTCTGAATAATGAACCCTATGAGGGAAATCTTCTTGACAATTTGAACAGCAATCATACTCAATAGGTAAATGAAAGAAAGTTTTTTGACTATTTATTCTGCTATAATCTGGATTCACTTCATACCATTCACCTAGAGGATGACCTATATATTCACGGCTATCTTCTCTTTCTGGGTTAAAAGCTAAAAGTTTCTCCATTACATGACGATCTAATTTTGTAAAAGGATAAATAGATACATCACGTTGTTTATAAATATCAAAATGTTCATAGGCTCCTTCAATAAAATCATTACCAGTCTCTACTCGGCCTGGAGCATCTAAGAATGTAGGAACTCCTGTAGTCATTCCATAACGTAAAGAAATATTAACTTGAGACTCAAACCACATGTCAGTAACACAATCTGCTATCCATTCTATTTCATCGTCTTCAGGTGTATCACAATTTGTCCTACCATATCCTGTACAGGGTAAGCCTTGATATTCATAACTTACCCATGAATCCAGAGTTGTTTCCCTAAGTCCTTTGTCATATTCATCATAGTAAGCTCTAACTAAAGCATCTCTTTTTACACCAGAAGAGATAAATAAAGCTCCTCCACCAATAATGGCAATTCCTGCTCCAATAACTAAAGCTCCAGATCCTCCAAATATTAAAAGCACAGCTCCTACAATAAGTAAGATACCTCCAATAATATAGTTCCATACTGATGTTCTTCCTGCTCTTTGAGCTATTCTATTGTCCCACCACATAGTATTTAAGTACCTCATAGGAGTTATATAAGTATCCCCATTGAATTCAACAGCAGTATCACTATTTGGGTCCGGATTACCATTCTCCAAAAAGAAGTTATGCATGTTTATACTAGTTTTATAGTAAGGCAAAGATCTAAAAGTAGAATAAGAATCTGCTATAGGTCTTTTTAAGTATACATAAGGCAGCTTGTTATCTATAGCTACATCATTATCTTCTTTAAGGTGTATAATTCCAGTTTTGTTGTCTCCAGCAATATTGTATATAGTTAATGTATCTTCCTCTACATTTCTACTTTGCAATGCATCTAAATAGAAAGTATCTTCAATATCATCTTGGATAAAATTAAAACCATTTGTAACTCTAGAGTATTCTGTAATATTATCCCTTGTGATAGCTTTAAGAGACCATCCATCTCTATCAGTACCTCCTCCACTTTTATGTACTGAAGGATCATAACTAGTACCATCCTGTACATCTCTATATCTACTTTTACTCTTTTTTCTGTCTATAACGTCAAATTGCCCTTCCTGAATCATTTCTGTAAACTCAGGGTATTTCTTATTATTAAACTTGAACTCAGGATGTATCATACCATAAACTCTATCAGATATTCTCCTCCCTTGAGCAAATTCGGGGTATAGTAAACCATGAGATACATATTTATCATTAGTGACTGAAGGCACCAATACAGCACTATCTAATATAGTTTTTTCTGTTTCAGTCCTTTCATTTCTTACTATGTAATAACCAACTATCTGTTCTCCCCCTGTTTCACTTAAAGGTGGCAACTCTATTCCAGAAAACTGTATTCCATATATTTCAGAAGAATATATTCTAGTTTCAGCAGTAAATTCTGCTGGTTGAATAGTAGCGGTATAAGTTAATGCACCATGCTGGCCAGACCCATTCCCACTATCAACTCCCACATTAAATATAGAATTATCATTTTGAGCTTCTTCAATAGAAAGAATTGTGATATTTGGAGAAACAATAAAATTTGAAAGTTCTACAAAATCTACAGCTACTGAAGGATGAGCACTAGCATAATCACTAGGATTAACATTAACAGTCATAGTATCTTGTACTCCGTCAACTTCATAAGTAACTCTAACCTGATATGGAGGTGTTTCTACTATAGCCCCACAGTCCCCATCATCTATATCAGCTTGTGTACAAGGAGTAAGTAGATTACCTTGTATATTTAATCTAATTTGAAAATACTCACTTGTACCTCCAACAGTGTTTTCAAGAGTTACTAAATCTAGATTTATTTTACTTCTTAAAGGAAATCTATGATGTCTAACTTTTTGAAATCTTAGAGAATCCCCCATAGAATCTACTCCCCAATAATCTTCATTTTCACAAGTACTATTATCATTATATCTACTGTTAACACTTTCATTATCAATCGACATTGGATAAACTTTTTGTCCACCAGTACCCGGTTTGAAAACAAAGTCTTCAGAGACATCATTACCTCCAGTATCAATTATATTATGACTTTTACCTGGAATGTGATATACCGGGCTTTGAGTTCCATCTGCAAACACATAGACTATACCAAAAGAATAGATTTCCCCAGGCATATATCCTATTCCTTCAAAGCGAGCTGTAGGACTTTTAGTGTTTGCTTTATCAATAAGCTGATTATTCAAAACTTTCCTTGTAGTCATATCTGCTTTTATCCTAGATGCATACTGTTGCAGTTTACAAAAATTAATTTGCTTGCCTTGAACATCTCCTAATAATAGCATATTATCAGCTTGCTCAATAGAACTGGCTGACTCTATTATATTGTTAAAAGCTTTAATTTCTTCTTCTGTACCTTCTGTTGCAAAATTAACCCCTGTATAAATGAAGATATTATTCTCTATAGGTAAATTTTCTGTATAATAAATATTATTAACTAAACCATTACCAGAGGTAGCTTCTATAAAAGCTAATCTATAGAATAAAAAAGTTTCATCTAAATTAGAAAGCTCTACTCTCAAAGATTTATCTGTAGTAGAAAAATTTCTGTAATCTTCGTTATCAGCTCCAGTTTCAATATTAATACTTCCTCGAATGTCTAAGAATGCTTCAGAAGTATCATCATTATATACATTAACAATCTCTGATGTCACAATCCATTCTGTTGGATTCAAATTTTCATCTAAATATTGTATACCTATGTTATAAGATCCAGGTTCTAGTTGACCACCTGAATTTTGGAGTTCTATATCTTGAAAAATAGGTACTCTACTGTAACTTCTTTGTAACTCAAACTTATTTTTGTCCCAATTACCTCCTGCATCTTGAAACTGTTCTGGTTTCTCAACAACATAATACATAGGTTTGTTGTTTATCCCATCTACCCAATATACAGTAGTTTCACAACCTCTTCTTAATCTATACGTAGCTCTAATCTGATGATTTAGTTTAAATCCAAGATCCCCATTAACTTGTGTAGTATAATTACATTCTTCATCTCTAATACCAATTTCTGAAGAAGTTTCATCATCTTTTACAGAAAATATTAAAGTCTGATTATTCCCAATGTACACTTTTCCTAATGGTACATAACCATCTGGCAATGGGCCACAAGGCTCATTACTTTCTTCATTGGAAACAAAAAATAAATCCCCTACCTCTGTTTCATTTACAGCGTTAAGGGCATATTGGTAAGTACCTTTAGGTATATCTATGTGAGAATTATCAGTGTGTAATCCTTTTTTAGTTTGAGTTACATTCTTTTTCATTAACGATATGTTCTAGTTCTAGTTCGGGTTCTATCAAGAGTATTAAAATTTCTTAGTTTTCTTTTTCCAAGATTACCAAAGAAACCATAGTATTTATTGTGATCTGGAATTAAGTAGTGAGTCTGCTCTAAAAGATTTTGATGCTCATCTAAAGTTTTAGGCATCTTCATATTGTTTTTAGCTTGACGACAATATTTTAACCATTTTGCTTCAGCTTTTTCTGCTTTTACAGCCCAACCTTCTCTACCTGCCCAATCATACATTTCAGCTATTTTCCATCTAATAAAATAAACAATAGCTGTAATATAAGAGATATTATCTGGAATTAAAGGGTAACCTGTTTCTTTATCAACAGAATTTTTTAAATAGCTAATTGCCACATCTCCGTCTATAAAATTAAATCTTAACCTTTTTTCTGTTTGACCTACAACTGTGTATTCATAATCACACGTTAAATAAAGAGATTTATCTTTTTCTTTACAAACTAAAGAATTAAAGAAAGTTCCAGTAGCTAATCTAACAGGAGTAAAATTTCTTTTGTAGTATTCCGAGGAAGTCCAAATTGTATAAGTCCAGTCTAAATCTAATTGATTAAGAGCTAGGGAATCAAGATATTTTGTTTCTTCTGCGTTTAAAAAAGCAAGAGTATAATTATCAGGCATGTGCTCATACTGAGATATGTCACTGTCACAAATAGACACAAGATCCGAGTCACAATCAAAATTTTCATCTCCAGTATAGCAACTTGATTCCTCTTGAGGTGAAGGACAATTATCTTCTAATTCATTTGTGTCAATAAAAGGGTACTCGATTCTTTTTGCAATCTGTGTTATCATATGAAGATTGTCTGGGATTTCTGCATGGTAGTCTTTAACCTTCAGAAATTTAACATCTTCTACCAGAACTTGAGGAACCTCTAGAAATTCTAAAGCTTCTCCTATCCATTCTATAACATCAGATTCATTTAGTTCTGTCCCTTTGAGATCCCTGTTTAGTTTAGAGAATACTCTATCAATTGTGACATAATTTAACATGCTCATATTATCTGTTTTTAATCAAAATAATCGGCTAACATTTTATCCTCTTTAATTTGAACAGGATTAGTCTCCGAAAATACTTTTTTTGTATAGTAAAGATAATCTATATTTTTACCTAAACTATACTTGATATCATAATTCTTCTTAACAATATAACCGTTTTCTATTTCCTCAACAGTTACTCTGACATCTTTTTTAATAACTTTTGCTCCTTTGGGAAGACTTGTCTTATCTTTCCCTTCAAAGCTTACGTTGTCTGCTTTTGCTATCATGTTACTGAGTTTTGTATTGAGCTCCTTCCAGGATTTTTTGGTGTACAGCCCTTTTATTTGTTCTTGTAAGTCTCAAAGAATATAAAGTTTTGTTTTCTACCAAAACATTTTTCTTGGACCATAAATACTTATATCTTACATTATCAGTGTGACTATTTGTATGAAACACTAATTTTTTCTCTTTTCTAGCTTGCTCATTTTCTTCCCAAAGTTTTTTTGTTTTAACCCAATCTGGAGCTAAACCTGTAACTTTTCCCTCATCATCAAACTTTATAGTCTGTTCTTTTCCTACAATAGACAGAGTTCCCATTCTAGAAGGCAATGTCACTTCTTTTCCTTCTAAAACTTTATTTACTAAAAATTTATTATATTCCGCAGAAAGTAAAAGATAATCTTTAATATCTACAGGATTTTCTACTAATTTTTTATAAAGCTTATAGCTTTCTCTTAAATTCTTCATTACTTAGTTTCTTCTTTTAAAGAATCGAGAGTATTGTTTGTAATATCTTCTTTATTTTGAGAAAACATCACTATCAATTCTTGCGCTGTCATTTCTATTAAAGTGTCAACCATATCTTTACTGATTGGTAATTCTTTGTCTAATGGACTAATACAGTCTGGACAATCATCTTCTGGAGTACTTTCCCCACAGATTTCTTGAGGGCAAATTCCAGGGTAACTTTCTGCTTCTAAAGGATCTTCAAATAATCCTGTAATACTTATGGCTTTTGGCCCCTTTTTGGTTGTTACATAAAGATATTCATCACGAATAAAATAGTCTGGCTTATCAGCAGTGTATTTGCTCCCTTTTTTGTACTTTTTATCTTTCCATGTAGTTTCAGAAAAGATAATACTACCATCTAAAGTAGTAACAGATTCTAACATATGCCCATCAATAATACCTGTCATTGGTCTTGGTAGTTTTTCTTTTGTTCTTAAGATAACACATCCTATAGAAGGTAAACAAGGACACTCATAAGGCTCTGCTTTTACTAGTTCTACACAATTTAAAGTTTGGTAATTCCATTGACTTATAGGTTGCCTTTTATTTGCTTTTTGAGTGATAAGCTTAGACCTAACAGTTAAAAGTTTACTATAAATATGTCTACGAGATAATCTAGTATCATCTGATTGGACTCCTCTGGAATACAGAGATTGTACCCTTTGTATCGCATTTCTTATTTTCATACTTTATTGTGTTTAAGGTAATCTTTTAAAATACCTGTATAATTTTCTGTATCATACATGTCATAGGTACCATTAGGTTTTAACCATATAATCTTTCTTGATTCTACCTGTAATCCAATTTGCTCAAAAAGAATTTGATAAAAAGAAAGTTGTAACTGATAATGATTCAAAGGCATATCTAAAAGATCATCAAATAATCCTAACATCTTTTTACCTTTATGATTTTTAAAAAGATCTTTATTAGTTTTGTAATCTCCTATTATATATCTGCCTGTCAATTTATTATAAAGGAGTATATCCCCTGTACCTGCAAATAAATAGTCTTTATGATACATTCTAAGCTCCATGATTACAGGAACAATATGCTCCGGCAAATCATTCCAGAATTGTATTACAGCTTCTTCAAAACCATCTGAAGGTTTTAGACTTCTATCAAAAGGGTAGAGTTCACCAAAAAGATGAACTCTAGTTCCTTTATCACAGGCCTCCTTTCCAGCTTGTTTCCATCTTTTGAGTATTACTTCTTGTGATACTCCTTCCTTTTCAGCTACACCTTTACTAATTCTTTGTGCATCGAAAGGCTTAACAAAATTCTTAATTATTTTAGAAACAGATGAATTTATCTTGTCTCCATTTACAGAGTATAAATGTTTTCCTTCATCAAACTCTAGTTTTTCAAAAAATTTTAATATTCTTTTTTTGTCTTTTTCCATCTGACAAAGATAGTAAAAAATAATTTAAAAGCTTATACCTGTATTCGATTCATTTTCAATGGCAAAGAATTTGTCTGCTTTGTAAATTTTATTTTGATTTTTAATCATAACTTCTGAGGATAAACCGGGGCTTCCTGAACCAAAATTTGTATGCATCCACTTGCTTGACCCATATTGAGAGAGAACTTTTTTATATCTGAAATTCTTTCCATAATTTTCTGAACTTTGATGTAAATCCCCAGTTATTACATGGACATTTTTATCGTGAAGTTGGTTCTTGTTTATGTAATCGTTAATATAATTCTCAACTTTTTCAGTAAGATTTAAGGGCATACCATTTTTCATATCCTCTTCATCTTTACCATGACCAAAAATTATGCAATGTTCTCCATAGAAAAAGTGATTAAAAGGAAGGTAGTTTATTTTTGTTTTTATAAAAGGATACCTAACTTTCAACCACTCTTCTACAGTTCTCATGGCTTGATACTCAAAATCCCCACCATGATTAGAGTTACTAGTTGTAACAAAGTATATGTCTTTAGCATACTGTTTCTCCACAAGAATATCAAATAATTCTTTGTGAACTTCAATATAGAAATCAGATTGTTCTCTGTTATTCATTTGTTGAGGGAGAATATGTGTTGAGGTACCTCTAAGCCCTCCTGTAGTTTTCTGATTAAAACCATCTAGAGCATCTCCAAAATCCATAATGTATAGAGCTTCTGGAGTACCAATTAAGTCAATCCATTCTTCAATTTGATCTAAAGTGCCTGTAATTAGTCTTCGTTTAATTTCTTCTCTGTCATACTTATTTGTGTAGATAGAGTCTGCTTTGGTGAGAGCTCCTATATGTTTATCTGACCCATATATGAATACAGCTTTGTTTGTGTGAGTTTTATTGTATTTATACTCACTCGGAGTTATATCTTTTAGTATGCTTTCTAGTTTATCTAGGTGCTCTTCATCAAAACTTTTTTCTCTTTTCTTGAATTTTGTCCAGGCTCCTCCATAAGGATTTGTAGTAATTCTCTCAATTTCATAGTCTTCTGGATTTTCTGGTAATTGAGCTTTTTCAGGGCCCTTTTTAAAAGTTTCAAATTTTAATTTACCATCTACATAAATTTGTTTGGCCAGTTCTAATTTCTTTTGTTGTTTAACATAAGACTCCCAATACCTTTGAGCTGTTCTTGAAATCGACTTCTTATAATAAGCTTTATCTTTCTTTGCTCTTTTCTTATCTGAAACTTCTATTCCATAAGTTTTTGCTATTGACAACCATGTTTCTCCGTCTGCCAATTTACCACCATTAGAAATAAGGTGGTTAATAATTTGTTGTTTTACCATTGAAAATAAATTTATTTTTGATTTTTACCTGTGATTTGAGAAATAGTTTCTCTAAGATATTTGAAGATGTTTACTATAGACTCAATAAAAGATTTTCCTGATACATCTTTTAAATTTTCATCTATACTTTTCATTTCTATCATTGCAAAAGCCCAAGCAAAAAATTGCGTTAGGTTTGCATTAACATTGATTAAAGGGACTGTGAAATTAATTCTTCCTCCAAAACCAAAGACCTCAATAACAAAAATGACTATGATCGCCATTCCATATTGATAGGATTTTTTAATAGTTTGTCTTAATCCTCCTGACACTATACCATGTCTGTAATCATTAAAAGTCAATTTTCTTTTTTGTTCTTTTCGCATTTTATAAAAATGTGACACTAGTGCAGTGAACAAGTCTGCAAATATGACTATTAAAAGTCCAACTAAAGAATATTTCACAGTTTCAATTTGGGCTAAAAATGGTGTAGGAAGAAAAACGATTGCCTTCTTCCAAGAAAAATTTGAAAAAAATTGTAAAAAACTATACTGTTTCGTCATCTTCTATAGATTTAATTGAGTGATTAGGGTCCAGCTTATTTAGTATAAAGTTTAAAGCTTTCCCTACTTTACTCAAAGTATTAAGTCTTTGATTTTTTCCTAAAACTCCACTTATTGTCTCATCAGGATTTCCAAATCTGTAACCTTGTTTTCTTTTAATTAAGGTTACATCAAAGAGATCACTACAGACAACATTCCCTAGTTGATCTACTGAAACAGCTACTTCCCTTAGATATTGGCTGACATTTAAAAAACCTTCTCCTACTTTAGTTCTAAAGAAAGACATAACAAGAGTTGTGATAACTGCTGGTATCAATAAATATTTCAAAAGTTTTACAGCAATAAAGGCTAGTAAGCCATTTAATAATAATTGAAATGTAACCGAAGTAAATTTTTTCATAGATTATTTTGGGTTTGTGCTAGTGCAAATATATAAAAAATTAATTAACAATTTGTTCTAAAATTGAATTATATACTCTTTTAACATTTGGATATTTTTCGCTAGGGGCTTTTTCAACAAATTTTAACAGTTTCTCTTTAACCTCTGGTTCATTGATAATACCATCTATAATCCCTCTTACATTATTCTCGAAATCTTTTATTCCTCGAAGTATATACAAATTTATCTGTTTATCAAAATATTTTACAAGAAAATCTAAACTATTTGCAACGTCTAAATAAGCAGCAATGGTGCCATCCATTAAAGCTTGATTACCTCCAAAATTATCTAAAGTTAAAGTAGTAACCAAATAACGAAGATTTTCTCCTTCCTCTATTAAGAAATCAATTTGATTTTGTCTAATTGTCCTATTTAATCTAGTAATACTACCAGACCCTTTTTTTACATTTACATTTTTAGTTAAACCTATTTGTCCTTGTTTATTATACCAATTTATTGTTTGGGTATAATTTTTAACATTACCTGATTGTGTGTATTCATAGTTGTATAAATGTTCTACAACAAGTTCGTTTTTATCATTATAGTAATACCTGTTTTCTCTTCTACCTCTTTTTATTGTCCAATCTACTTGCTCTAAACCAAGTAAAGTAAAATCAAGGGACATAAGCATCCCTTCAGATAAATATTCATAATCAAGGGCTTCAAGTATATCCCAAATTCTAAGTGTTTGTACTATTCTCATATTATCTCCCTATTTGTTTAACTAGTAATTTTGATTGATAAATTGTAGCTCTGTCACCACCTCCACCAGGTGCACAGCTCCATAAAAGCTCTATAGTATGAGGGCCTGGATTTAAAGGCACCACATCAAAGTCAGAATTTGACGATCTTTGGTTAGTCCCAGTTTGTTCTGTACCTCCTCCAACTAAAGCTAAAACTATCCCTTCTCCTCCAGTAACATCTTTTGGCTCTTGTCTGAATTGCCATATAGCAGTACCATCTACTCTAATCTCTCCTATAAAATCATCTCCACCAAAATTTAAACTCCATAAAAATCCCCAATCTATTTCATACAGGCCAAATTCTGTATTTGTAAAAGCTATAGAGTTATGAACAGCAAGAACATCAGTATTATTTATTCCAGGAATTGTAGTATCATTAGAAATAACTTTACTAAAAAGTTGAAATCTGTAAGGATGATCATGTAATTGAGTAATACTACCATCAGTCAACTCCTCTGCTTCTGCTGGTGTTATATCTGTATTTGGGTCAGCAGTGACAGTTTCTGTAAAAGTAGTATTATGAGGATTAGTTAAAGCAATATGGTTATCTAATTGTGTTTGAAGGTTTTGGTCACCACTTATTCTAAAAGTTACTTCTTGAGCTAAATCTGTTGTTAAGTTATTTAGTAATATAGTAAAATCTTGGAAAGCATTAAATATAGCATCATTGTCATGAACCCAATTTGTCCCATTCCAATAGTAAAGTCCTGAACCATAATAAGTTCCTCCAAAAGATCCTGGAATCCATCTAAAACCTTGAGAATTATTAACTTGGGCAAACTCATAGAGTGCTTGTCCTGTTATTGTTAAAAGTTCATTATAATTATCTACAACTATATCTGGCCTGAATTCCGTAGGGATGACAAGAGAAGACAGATTTGTTGAGATAACTTGAACTGCATCTTCTTGGTCTAAAAATGAAATATCTAGATTATAAGAAGCATCAAAAGTTATATCAACAAGATCTTTTACATATTCTAATGCATTAAAATCTTTCTTGAGGCATCTAATTGTTCTCTCAAGTTGGGGTAAATGTCTTATACTATCTTCTAAACTTTTCATTCAGGTCTGTTTTATATAAAATAGTAGAAATCAGCAGTAATATTAATAGTATCTAGAGAAGTTGTAGCTTGAGGATTTATAATTCCCCCACCTAAAAATACTTTAATTAAGTCTACTGTAAGTTCGCTATCAAAATGTAAAAAATAACTTCCTTCTGGATTACCAGGTTCAGGGGCAATAACGGAAGGAAGAGAGTCAAAACCTATTGTTGGTTTTATATAATTTATAAATCTTAAATGCACTCTTCTACCATCTGTTCTGTATTGAACTGTACCAGAAGAAGTGAGATCTAAAGAAACATTTTGAAAAGCACTAAATTGAGGTAAAGCTACTGTTCCGGAATTTTGTTCTAAAGTATCTACTTTTTTCATAAGGCATTTTACCTTATGAATTAATTTTTTTATTGTGTTTATCGTTATCATATTAAGCAAAAGTTAAAGTTACATAAGCAAGGTGTAAGCTTATAGTTAATCCTGAAAAATTGATACCTCTTATAGGCCCATTTTATTTGTTTTAGTAATTTGTCCATTTATATTATAGGGTATATATGATCTGTATCTAAATAAAAATTTTCATCAGGTTGTATGATATCTCCGTTTGCTTGAATTATAAAATAAGACTCTTGACTAAAATTTGTATCATCATAACCTAGTAGATATACATCTTCAGGAGGTCTTACAGCAGCAGGAAGATTTACAACATTTGCTGGGCCTATTGCACCTGTTCTAAAATTCCTAAATCTTATATGAGCAAAATTGTCAACTACTCTATATTCAACAGTTCCTCCTGAAAAAGGAAAACCACTTAAATCTAAAGATTGAAAAGGTACTGGAGTACTTGGTCCACCACCTGTATTATTTTCTAAAATTTCTACTCTTTGTACTAATTTTTTAAGGCTTTTTTTCAAGCATTTTATTTTGTGTAAAATTGTTTTTGTGTTTATCATAATTATTTATATTTTTATTGGCCCTGAATTACCTGGGGCTACAGAAGCATTAATTGTTATGTCTTCCGACTAAAAACTCCTGGACTAGTTTCTGACAAAATAGTCCAAGTTACATTTTCAAAAAACTGAGGTCCTCCAAGTTGAAAATTTACTTTTAGATCCAAAGTTATATTTGCGAATATAGGAATTTCTCCTGGATCTTCACAATCTGTACACTTACAATTTTGTTCCATTGCTGAAACTCTCCCAATTAAATTATCTAATCTCTTTTGACACATATTAAAATTGATTAAAGATCTGAACCTAAAAATAGTACTCCATCTGCAATAAGTTGTGCTCTAGCAGCATCAGAAGCAGAAGTTCTAGGAAGAGAATTTGTAGACATAGAGATAACACTTGGTCCTTTATCAAAGTTTGAGTTATTTAGATCGATTAAAAATTGATCTTTTTCAGCAGGACTCATACCATTCCCAGTGCTATTCCAAGAAATTCTTATTTTATTAGTTGCACCTAGATTCCATAAACCAGCAGTATAAGTTAAATCTCCTGCAAACCCAGCAGCTTGAAATCCGAAGTCAATTTTACCTTGTGTCTTATCTATCAAACCAAAATCACTTAAAGTGATACCAGAATGGGATCCATTGACATCTATTTTATTTGGAGCCTGATAATTATCTACAGGCCCAGTTATAGTACCTATACCTCCATTTAAAGTTAGCTGATAGTCTATATTTGTCAATGTACCCGATATATTATGGCTTGGACCAGATAAATCCATAAAACCAAAAGAAGGAGGCATATTACCTAAATTTCCTGTTAAAGTGTTTAAACCTCCTATATTAAAAGCATTAATCGTTGGTAATATAGTTGTGACATCCCCAAATATTGTATTCTGCCCACTTACATTTATACTCATATTTCCTGCATCTGGATTAAAACTATTAATATTTCCTGTCACAGTATTTAGTCCAGAAAGTCTCAAAGTTGATACAGATGTGGGCATATTAACTATATCTCCAAATACAGTGTTTTGCCCATGTATATTTAAAGAAGTCGTGGCAACATTAACTAAACCTATATCTCCTGTAATTGTATTTTGACCAGAAAACTCAAAATAAGTTGTATTAGGCATTAAACCTATATCTCCACTAAGAGTATTATTTCCTTGAATAAGGAAAGTTTGAATATTAGGTTTTGTGTTTATATTACCAGTTATAGTGTTACCATATAGACTAATATTTGTTAAGGTATTTGGAAGATCTGAAATATTCCCTGAAATAGTTGATGTAGTATTTGAGCTATTATTTAAAATAAGTAGTCCATCAAAATTAGCTATTTCTGTCATAGTGTAGGCCCACTTACTTCCAGAAATAAATCTAGTAATATTTGTAAGATCTTGAGCTTTAACTGTAATAACTCCTGTATAAGGAGTTCCATAACTTTTTGAAAAAGTAGGACTAGGGAAAGTATTTTTAATAATAGCACTTGAAGAAGTACCATCTCCCCATTCTATTGTAACTTCTTCATCATTAAGACCCCACAAACTAAAACTTAAACTTGTGACATTATCTACACTTAAGGTCATTGATTCTAGAACTACATTAAGTTCTGCGCTATTTATTGTAAATACTGCCATAAATTAACTTGCAAATAAACCTGATCCTACATCACTTACAGAAAAAGTAAAGGTATCTTGATCTAAAAGATCTTGATTAGGAGATTCATAAGTCAGATTACCTGCATTAATATCAGCAGCTAATATAACTTGTCCTACAGTAACATTTGTGATACCTAATTTTAGAGTTCCATCTATAGGTAAGCTATCAATTCTCACTGCCTCTGGAGCATCTCCTTCTGGGTCTGAAAAAGCTGGTGTAGTTAAAGTTGTAAACATTGCTAAAGTTAAAGCAGTTACAGCTCTATTTGCAACAGTTAGCTCATAATCTCCTACAGCAGAAGGTGGTTGATTCACGTAAGCTCCACTGTTAATTGTAAATAATCCCATATTATAGTCATTTATAATGTCTTCTATATCTCCAATATCTATCCCTAAAGATTGGATACAACAGAAAATTGTTTTTGTGTTAAATTTTTCTCTAACATATTGCTTATCTTCAGTTAGATAAGCTTGAGAAAACTCGTTAAAATATATAGCTAAGTAGTCTAAACCTACTAATTGTTTCACTAGTTTTAAATTACACTCAGATTCCCCAAGTATAATTTCCTTATTTACTGCACAATAAACAGGCTCTTCAATTAACCTTTTTGCATATGTGTCTATTGCATTATAGTAAACAGCTCCTTCTGGATTTTTTAATTTTCTGTATAAATCTAATTTTGCCCTAAGCATTAACAGTTTACACATCATTGTTTCTTCTTCTTCACTGCAATCACACCCACAGTTGCAATCACACACTGTTTCTAATACACCTTCAATAATTGAAGTGAGTAATCTGAGATAGTGTCTAATGATTATTGTGTCAGTTCCATCCAGAATAATTTGATATTCTGCGTCTTCATTAAATTCAAATTTCCTGGTTTCTCCAGGTTGAATTACTCCATCAAACACAGTTAAATAATCTACACAATCATAGAGTTTTTTAACTTCAAAAGTAATGGCAGTTGGTTCTTCATTTGTAACTAAATAAGTATCTTGTTTTGTTGTAAAATTAAATTGTGCCATTATAATAGATTGTTAAGATTAAGTTTTTGTAATTTTGTTTGATGGTCTGGATTTTGTAGCTCACTAGAAGCTAAGGCCACAGCAATATCTACAATTTCTCTGTGAGTTTGTTCTGGCAATTCACAATCCACAGACCCTGATAGTAGAATTCCAGAGGGAAGTCTATAACTTCCTGATCTAAAATCTTCAGCATTATGTATATATTGAAGCTTTTTTATATAATTCATACAAAAATCCCTGTTTGTAAAAGTACCATCTGTAAAAAGTTTTACACCTTCTTCATAAAAAACCCCATTAACTTCTCTCCATTCAAAAGAAGAGTTGTCAAAAGGACTATTTTCAAATTCATCATCATGTTGTCTAATTCTTACAGTACCTTTAAATCCCACACAATTATTTTTATCCATTATAGCATCTCCACTTATAAAGTGCCAGTAATTATCAGGTAGTGTGGCCACCCCATCAACAACAGGAGAACAATAGTCTTTTACAACTATTGTTCTAATGTCATCTATATTTCTTTGAGAAGTCTCAAAGCCTAATTTATTTCTGAGTCTAGGTTTTGCGACCATTTTAACAAAAAGTTCATATGCTTCATTAAGCTTCCAATCAATTTCAGGGATCCGAAGATTCCTGTATTGTTGACTGTCTATTTTGTTCAACTTCGTTTTGAAGTCGTAGTGCATATCTTTTATAGTCACAAGATCAGTTTTTTAGTTAGGCTGCAAATAAAGTTTCTAGTCTACCAAAGATAGCAGCATCATCAGTTGCTAAACAAACTCCAAAAGAACGTTTGTCACCATCATTTCTATTTACTTTCTCAGTGTAAAATTCAAAATCTACAGTGTTATATTGAGCACCGTTTTCAAATTGATAAATCAAATCTTCTTGAGCAATACCGTCATGTAATTGAGGGTAGTAATTTAGACGAGTGTATAATGACATGCACTCAAATTCTGCTGCTCTAAGATCTGCTCCAGCTCCTAACTCATAAGATAAATCTTGAGTCTCTGTCAATTCAATGCAAGAAGCACCGTCATTAAGAGTAATAGAAGGGAATAATTTAACTCCTCTAGGGAAGATATAATTTACATCAAGGTCCTTGTAATTTCGGGTACCTGCTGGCTTACCTTCAATAACTAATACTAGTTTTTCACTATCATTAATCTCATTGTCATCTGTATTAGCAGCTTCATGTAATGCAATAAATGCATCGATAGCTGCTTCATCTGCTAATGCTACACCTGCTTCAGTTTCAACTTTTGCAAGGTAGAAAGGAGAATCAATTGAATTGATTTTTTTCCAAAGAGCTTTTGTCATTAAGTGATTATCATATACAGGTTTCCCAGTACAGTCACAAACACAAGTCAGTTCTTTTGGAGCACCTTCAACGATATTATCAGTGTCTGCCCATGTAAGACCATTTCTGCGGATCAAAGATTCTTCTTCGATACCAATCTTTACTAAGGCTGTCTTGATACAGTCACAATGTTCAACAACCCCTTTCCAAATGTTAACAACCTCTGGTTGATAAGCTTTACTTTGGAAATGACGAATTTCTGATTTTTTAATTGTGTCAAAACTGTAATAAACCTCTCCATTTAATTTAGAAACAATTCTAAATTCTTCTGGAAGATCTGCAAAAGCTATTGCTGTTGCTGGAATACTAGTATCTGAATCTGCTGGAAAGATCCCAAGCTGACCATCTGCTAGAGCATCTAAAGTAACACCATCTGCAATCCCTTTAACATTAAAAAGCTGTTTATTTTCTGCTATTGTATGTCTCATAATTATTGTATTTTAGATTTTATGTTTAATAAAATCTCTTGATTATCAGGAGAACCTAATGTTTTTCTTACGTCCTCCTCAGTGAAACCTAAGTTAGTTTCAAAATAAAAAATTCCTTTTTTTGTACGTTTAAGTACATTTTTCTGAATAGCCGATTTTATATCAGCAGATAATGTTATTTCATCAGATTCTTTGTCGAGTAACATTTCAAGTTCCAAAGATAACTCTTTATTTTTAATTATGTCCTCAAATCTTACTGTTAAATAATCCTCATCTTTGTTATCTGTGTTTTCATTAAGAATAATCAAGACAATTTGCCTTTTTCTTGTTAATGACAGATCAGCAATTCTTTTGATCAGCGAGTTTCTTTTTTCAAGTTTAGAAGCTTTTAGCTTGTTGGCTGTACTTTCATTATAAATGTAGTGTGTAGCCTCGGGCTTACTTCCAGTTTTCAATTGTTCTTCAGAATTGTAAATATAGTTATTTACTAACAAATATTTATATTTTATGAAGTCAATTTGATTTTTTCCTGGATATAAAAAGATTGGACTATTTCTTAATTCTACCTTTACGATTTGACTTTCCCAGAATTCATGAGGCACACCTTTTCGATAAGTATCTTCTATGTTGTAAGGGAAGTTCCCTTTTTCTAGATATTTCTTATCTTCCTCAGTAAGCCCTGTCACGTATTTCAACGTAACAGGATTTACAAAAGGAGCTAAAATATGTGCTTGAGAAAAGTATTCTAAGTTCTCTGAAAAACTTTTAATACCATTTCTTCCTGGTATTGGTCTGATTTCTATTTTTAAATCTTTATCTACCATGTTTATATTTTAAATTTTTATTCGTTTACAGTTTTTACTAATTCTCCAGTTACAGTAGAGTCTGTAATTTGAACTCCAATACTATCACTGATGTGTACCTCGTAGTAGTCTCCTGAGTGCGTAGCTCTGTCACCAGTGCTTACACCTCCAGGTCCAACTCTACCTAAGATACGAGTACTACCATAAACTTTATTCTTTCTTACTAAGCAGATGTTATCTTTTGCAAGACTGTCTCCACTACCACCAGTTACATCAAGAATTGTGATTCTTTGAGACTGTAAAGGTACTCCAGTAAGAGGATCGATATCCCTGTGAATAGACTTATCATCATTCAATGGGTTGTGCACTAATTTGAAACTACCTCCATTTGGAAGATCATAAGTAACAAACTGGTACCCAGTTCTTAGAGAATTATTATGGATTTTCTTTCCTCCACTACCATCTTTAATGAAGGTAGAACTCTCACGGATAATAGCTTTTCCACCTGTCCAGAGATCAAGAGCTTTAGAATATTCTTTCATTCCATAGTGTCCTGAAAGACCCATTACTTCTCCTAAATCACCTGGATTAATACGAGAGTAAACAATTCTATCAAAGAATGCTTCAATAAGTTCAGCAGACATTGTAGTATAACGTTCTACATTTCCACCAAAACCAATTTGCTGTTCCATTCCAGCACCAGGGTTAATTGGGTATCCTGAATCTGGGTCAATAAGAGGTTGATCACCAAGACGAGAATAAAGAGCATGGATAGCCATTTCTTTGTTCATTGCCATGTAATAATCTGCTTCTTGCTTGTCCATCCAAGACTTACGTACTTTTCCATCATCGTCTTGGAAAGCAATTTCTACTACAGCTTGAGCAGCAAAGTCAGTAACTTTATACTCTTTACGTAGTTTAACAAGAGAATTCTTGTACTCTACGTTAGTGTAGTTTTCTGTGTGAGAACCACTTTCAGCAGCTTCACCTCTCATAGTAAACATACGTGTCCACTTAGTTCCTGGCTTAAGATATTTAGGGTTAATGAAGTGTTCAGCACCTTCAGTATATGTTTCTAAAGTGTAAACATATCCACGTGCTCCTTCTTTAACTTTATCTTTAACCACAACTACTTGAGATTTATCAGAAGAACCTGGACTAATTGATTCTCCAATAGCAAAGATATCAACATCAACTAAAACTTTAATTGGTTGACGATACTTTCCTGGAGTTGCTCCAGCAGTTCTGTTTTCTAAAATAGTCATTGGTCTGAAACCTTTAACTTTCATTTTCCAAGACCAGTTCAAGTCATCGATGTATTTAGTTTTACCTAAACCAAAGATACCCTCAAGAACATTACCTGTTGATAGGTTAAGGTTGTTAGTTTTTGAAGCAAACAATGCTCTTGTAGGAGCTTCAAAAACAGTAGGTTTGATTGCCAGTTGGTTACTCCAATGGTTCAAATCTGTCATTCTGGTTGAATTGAACTTTGCTTGTCTAACTTGCAATTTGTTAATTCTTGTTGCCATAAATTTGTTTGTTTTTAATTAAAATAATCAGCTAGAGGTCTTTTTGGCTTTGAGTTTTTTCCTCCCCCTGAATTTGTTATAATCCTTTTTTTATCTCGCCTAACATTGTCCCTAACCTGCTTTGCTACCTTTGTTGTTGTCTCTTTTTTGATTTCTTCAAAATTTAATTCTCCGTCCTCACTTGCTGCTTGTAATAATTTAGCAATCTGAACAGACCCTGTAGGGCTATTTAAAACTCTCATTAAATCTCTCTGCATTGCAGTGATTTGTCCACCATTTTCTAGTTTAACATTTCTGTCAGACATGTAATTTGGTAGTACTTTTCTATCTTGTTTTGTAACAGTGAATCCTGTAACTTCTTCAGTCTCTTTTAGGAAAGTTGTTACTTTACCTTTTAGAGCTCTACGCTGTTCCTTCTCTCTCTTTTGAACTTGTTCTTGAGATTTAAGAATAGATTTTTGTTCTTCTTTTCTTTTCTCGTCCCACTTTTTATAATGGGTCTCTGAATGTTTTTTTAATCGATTTGAATCTTTAAGAAATTCAATCTGAGCAGTTATGTATTCATCGTCATACCCTTCTTCTTTTAACCCATGACGGATCACTAATTCTTGATTAGCTTCTTCCTCTAAATCCAAATCTTTAGTTAAACCTGTTTGATTTTGTACTGAAACTGCTTGAAGGTAAGCATTTATATCTCCTCCTTTGATAACAAATTTATTGATCTCTTTTACAATATCAGGTACATTTTCAAATAACTCTTCTAAACGGTCTTCAAACATGGTGTCTAAAGAATCCTCTAAAATTTCTGCTGCTTTTTCGTCTGTGAGAGTTTCTCCTTCTTCTAGTTCATATTCTATGAGGCCTTTATCTTGTAGAACACTTAAAGTTGTTATTGAATTCCCTTCTGGAGTTTCTTGTTCTTCTTCCTCTTCTTCGTCATCATCTCCTCCTTGAGTACCCTCTCCAGGGTCATCATCTTCATTATCATCTTGGTTAAAAAGATTGTCATCCTCTATTTCTTCTGTTTCTTCCTCTTCTTCTGCTCCATTGTTCTTACTATCTTCAGAACCTGGAGTCCCTTTTTTAGATTTTTCATCTGGTTCCGGATTATCCTCTACTGTGAAAAAATCCACATCAGATACATCAGTGTCTATGAAACCTGAAAAATCATCGTTGTTATCTATTTCATCCATAGGTGCAAATATAAATTAAATATTAATAATAATTAATATAAATGTGAAAAAATTTTATTTAGTGTGTAATAGCGTTTCCTTTATTTCCTTTGTTGACTTGGTTATCAGCTTTTTTCTTTTCTATCTTAAGTTTTTCCTTGTCAACCCCTTTTTGATGTTCAAATTTTTCTCTGTCTAACTGATTCTTACCTCTTTTGATCTCAGCGTCTACACCATGTCTAGCTACTTCTAAGAAATCATTAACGCCATCATTGTCATTATCAGTATCAGGGTTAAAAGACATTCCAGTAAGAGCAGACTGAGCTACAACAGTTTTTCTTCTTTCAGTTTCTTTAAGAACAATAAGTTCTTTTTCATTTTCATGCTCTTGTTGTTTACCTTGTTGTTGAAGTTTTTCAAGTTCTTGTTGTTGTTTAGCAGCTTTATCTTGCATAGCTTGCTCTTCAGCTTTTCTATCTTTCTCTGCTACTTTAAGAGTTTCTTCTGCTTCCACTATACCTTCTTGTCTGATCACAGAAAGAATATCAGATAACTCTGCTTTTTGCCCTTGCATTGCTGCATGAGCTAATTGTCTAATTGTTTGCATAGCTTCTTCAGCTTTTGTAGAATTTGCAACAAACAGGCCTAGTGTAGAATTATCTAAAAGATTTACATCTAAATCAAAAGTTTTTACTGACATGTCATCTAAAACATAAGAAAGCTTCACAGACTTTTTGTTTGAATAAGCAATCTTTGCTGTCTCAATGAGAGCAGTTAAAACATTCTTTTTAAATGAATTATGAATATCAAAATACGGTTCAAGTATGTTTGAAGTTTGTATTAAGTTTTGTCTATTATTCCCAACAGAGTCTCCAGGACCTGCCTGACCTTCAACAGCTTCTGTAATTCCTACTGATGCTCCAGCTTGTCTTTTAAGGTACTCTGCAAATTCTATGTATTTACCAATATCAGATGCCAAAGAAAGATCAATAGTCTTTGCCATTGTGTTAACATCAGCATATCCAGTCCCCTCTTCATTTGGGTCAAACCACATAAATGGAGAACTTTCAAAAAAGTATTGCCACTTTTCTATATCTATCCCAGCACTATCTGGCACAGCATTTATATTCATCATTACTTTTTTACCTTTATCTGAGGCTAAAAGTAATTCTAGACGATACATTACTATGTTATAGTAATACTGGTAAACTTTTAATCTATCCATAGGGGCAGTTGGGACAGAGTTCATATCATCTACATAAACTCCATAGTAAGGAAATTTACAATTGTGGAGGTTGTCTAAATCTTTGAACTGTCCTGGGATAGGCCTCATGTTTACATAAATGTCTGGACCTATTTTCCAAGTTTCATAAGATTCTGGTAACCACTCATACTCTATTTTTATATCCCCAGCTTCTTCATCTAGTTTATACTTTTCATCAACGATCATCATTTGCTCCTTACCATTCTCATCTAAATAAGTAAGAAAAGCTAATTTTCTAAGAGCTTTCCACATAGTGTGGACCACTCTTAGATTTGAATAATCCCTGTACTCTCCATCAAGAGAATCATTTTTTTCTGCAATATCAAAAAGATCATCTTCAGAATTACTCATTATATATTCAGAGTATATCTTATCAATTTCTGTTGTAGATAATTCATCCCCAAAATATTGTATAATCTCGGAAGGAGTCATTCTATATTCTACAGATAAAGCTTCACTATCTTCAATAAAAGGAGAAATACTTGATAGTTTAGGATTTATTCTCAAGGAGTTTACATTCCAAACTTCAGGGTGGCCATTTAATATACCTATGTACATAGCCTCTTTTGCTGAAAGACTAAGGTGTTTAAAAGCTTCGTTAAATTTTCTTCTGATATCAGTTTTCTGTATAAGGTATTCTAATAATTGATGACTCATTACTTCAGAGGGATCTTGATGTTCCCTCTCCATATATTTTTTAACTTGATCTGGAGTTCTTGCATTTAACTCTTCTTGGATTCTTTGTTGAATCCCGGCCATCTCTTCTTCAGATAGTTGTTTACCTGCATTTTCCTGGGCAACCTGTGTTTCGATTTCTGTCCTAATCGGCCCTAGAATTTCCGAGATCACAAAGTTTTTTATCTGCCCAAATTCTTCTTGTTCTTTTCTTGTAGTGGCTTCTGAATTTGTTGCTATAACTCTCCAAGAAAAAGGTCTCTTCATTTCCATACCTAAAAGAGCTTTTATCTTTCCAGAAGAGATATCCCTGTTCACCATAGTTGCTGGAAGTTCTCCTGCCTCTGCACCAAATGGCTTGCATACGTATTCAAAGTCCTGAAGGTCTAAAATGTTGTTAAACAAATTGTAATTAACTTTCATCCTCTTATAGTCAGATATTCCACCATAAGAAATCGTTAAACCATTGTGCTCTGCATCGAGCTCGTTAGCTTTATCTTTATACCATTGTTTTTTATTAGCATTCTTCTTAGTAATACTTAACCTTTCATTTTGTTTAGGCTTAGTTTTATTTTCCTCCATTAAATCAAATTTTTTACAAAGTTAATTCTTTTTATACATATTTTTCATCATTTCCAAAAGTTTTTTTGCTTTTTTATTTTCTCCACCATCTCCAAACTGCTTTCCTAACACTTCTTCTTCTACTTGAAACATACACATGAAAAGAGCTGATATAGCATCAAAGTTACCATCTCTATTATAAGCAATTAACTCTTCTAAAATTCTTATAGAATAAATCTTATCTATAACAGTAATCTTATTCCCATTCTCATCATAATCTAAAACTGTAAGTAACCAATCCTTAACATATCTTTCTCCTGCATCTTTAAGTTGTTGATTCATATGACATCCATAAACTCTTGCCACTTTTGAAGTTTTGATATTTTTACTAATAACTCTGTCAGGTTGAGCTGCAAGTAAATTCAATCTTTTAATCTTCTGGAAATATGTCTTTACTCCCACTACTTCATTTTCATACATGATTTTTGTTCCATATAAATCTGCAAACATCTCTGCAATTCTATCAATATCTGAAGCAGTCTCCATTCTACCAATATACTCAGCTACAATAATATCGTGATGTTGAGTACCAATATGATGACTTTTATAAACAACTATAGCAGCTAAAGAACTACCTTGATCTTGTCTAATAGGGTCATAACCAATTTTATATAAACCTTGAGGAGGATTTGAAATTGGTTGTTCATAAATCATTGGGCATCCTCTAAGATCTTGGGGAACATTTGTATAGCTAGTAATTGGATTTGCTGTTCCATCCATAATAGGTTCTGCAACAATCTTACCATCCTTATAGTATATATTAACTGGAGTCCCTTTTGTCATCTGCCAACCTTTGCCTTTTACCTTTTGTAATTGCCTTTTTAATTCAACGACAGGGAAGTTATTTACAGAAACAGTAGCAAAGGCTTCACTAGGACCTAAAGGTTTTTCTTGCATTCTTTGTTGAATTTCTGCTGAGGTTGCTCCATGTTTTATTAGATTGTCTCTTGTCATAAGCTCAAGTTTCTTGGCTCCTTCTTTATCCGAATTCCCTTGCTCATCATAGAAACCTTCCATGTTCCAGTTAATTGGGTGGAAGAAACCAACACTCATATCTCGGCTATCCTCATCCCATATATTCTTGAATGGGAGTAAATCAAAAGCTTGAGGTCTACTGAACATATCTGCATAATCTGCTGTTCCTCCTCCCATATCCCCAGAGGTACCAAACACAGTTATTAATCCTGTTTTTATTGCTCCGGCCATAACACAATCTTCAGTTGCTTTGTAGGATTGTTTTAAAAGACCCGGGGTACCAAAGGCTCCTGATTCTTCAAAGAAAACTTCTTCAGCATCTTTCCCCCTGGCAGCATCTGGATTATCTTTAAAAGTTAATGCCAACAACTCAGATTTAAACCCTTTTTCTAATTTAATACCATTTTTGTATTGTATGTATGAAGACTTAATGTGCCCGGAACCTAGTCTGTCAATAACATCTGAAGGCATGGCCCAGCCAGTGTTTTCATTAATGAAGTTTATATTATTGTATGCCATACCAAAAATACCATTTGGATAGAGATATTTTTTATCATGAGCACCAAAAATTGTCAGAGAAAAAGGCTTTGTAAAGTAATTGTTTGATCCAATTGCAGCAGCTTTGTACGAATATCCTTTACGACGACTCTTACCTACAATCAAATTATACCCTCCAGTGAGGTAGTCTACTTCTATTTCTACGTAAAGATTTAAACTCTCAAATAATTTTTTCATTTCAAGAGCTTTCTTCTTGTCGTCCATTTTCACAACAAGTTCTTTCTCTTCGTCATTAAGTAGAGCATCTATTATTCCATTTCTAGCTATCTGTCTGACCCAAAAATAATTATAATCTCCATCCCAGAAATCCGGAAATCCTTTCACTTTACTTGCTTTATTTCCAGATATCTCTCCTACTTTTTGTATAGGTGTGTAATTCAAATAAGAATAGTGTTCTCCGGTTATTCTAGCTCCACCAATTTCTACTCCTTCAATACACTTTTTTCTTTCATTTTTCCAATAGGTAAGCCAATCCGGAGTTCCCCAAGGATCAGCTATATAATACCTATGTTTCATAAAATGATTACCAGCTTCTCTAAAAGCCTGAGAATTTATCCAAGTACCATCTGGATTTTTTACTTCTTCTAATTTACCACTGTTATATTCTGTCATATTACTTTAAACTTTCTGGATCTGCAAAGAAAGAAATCTCTTTATTACTTCTATTCTTTGTTTCTTCATACAATTCTTCTTCAACTTTTTTCTCAAGACTTTTTAAGTTACTTAATACTTTTTCTGTGTCATTTAAAGCACTAGTTATATCTCTAGGTTTATAGATAGGGTTAAATGTCTTGGGGTTCACTGCTGTGATGTCCACCTCTTCAAAGAATTCCTGCATTTTCTCAGCAGCTTTCTTTGCAGCCATATAGTAATTGTAGGTTGTTGAAGCTTCTTTTTGAAACTGCATTACCTTATGTATAGCTTGTATGATCAACTCATCTGGTACCCAATCTTCCCGGGTAATAACTGCTTGTCTCACTTTTTCTTCTTTCATATTTTCCCCATACTGTCTATAAGGGTTACTCTTTTTCATAGAAGACATAAACTCAATATAAGCAAATTCTTCCAAGGCATTATATTTATCTTTTGATTTATCTCTGGACCAAATAGATTTGAAAGGTTCAATAAGAAGAGTTTCCTCATTTGGAAAAACTGTTTTTTCTGTTACTTTAAATAGGAAGGCCATTATTTATAATTGTTTTTAGTTAAAGTCATAATTTGTCTAATACCAAAATCTTCAATAGGTCTGGAATTTTTTGGTTCTTTAATATTACCTGTAATATCATAGCAAAGTCCAGCATATTTGTAACAAGCATGACTTATATTATGCATTACTCTTCCTCCGGGGAAGGTTATCTCTAATATTCTAGCAAAAGAAGTACAGTTTCCTCTAGTGTATACTTCAACTGCATTTGGTACAGAATCTCTTATTATACTGATAAAATTTTCTATTTCATGTATTTGTCTCACTAGAATTCTTTTATTAAACAGTATGTAACATACTTCTGATTTTTCACCTTATCTAAAAGTCTATAGTATTTACCTACATTATTTACTACCTGGCAACCAACACTCCAGCCTCCAATCAATCTTCTGATAAACGATAGATTTTTCTGATACAAAACTGTGTGGAAATTGATTCCCTTTATACCTTTTCTTACTGGCCCAATTTCTTCTATCTTTCTATTTTTGTTCCAATCCCGGAAATACTTAATAGGTCTAATCTGTCTTAGAGCTGGCATCTTCCCTCGGTGTAATCCATACTTCCAAAGGCCATGATACCATTCATCCGTCTTAACAACCAACACTCCGTTTTTGTTATACTTCTCGTAATTCATCAGTCCAGTCGTCCCGGCATTCGTGGTGCCCGTCACTACCATTATAAACTTCTCTCCTCTAAACAGATAGAACTTATCATCAAAATGATTGTATGTATCTTCTTTAGATTGTACTCCCAGGATCCAATATTGAGGTGGAAACCCTTTAAATGATTCTAAACATTTCACTCTGTCTAGTAATTCTTGTGCTCTGTAATTTCTTACTTTTGTGTGCTTATATGCCATAATTTACCATTTTTTAATTGGGCAACGTGCTTGTGGAGCTTTGACCTTTGCAGGCATATAGCAGCCACACTTGCCACATACTTTAGTTTTCTTGAGGTGAGGACATCTCCCACACTTCTTTAGTCTCTTTTCTTCCTGTGGAGTTTCTTTCCCTGTCAACAGGTTTTTGTACCCCACTAGCATGTTAATTAATCTTGCCATCTTTCTTGTTTAAGAATTTTTCCAACATGTCTTTCAACTTAAAATACTGCGAAGGCTCTATTTTATTGAACTTTAATCTTTCATTGATATTAGTTAACATTCTTCGAGCTCTACCTTCATACACTTGAAAAGTGCCAAAATACTTCATCCTAACTGTTCCCAGCTCTCCTGATTCCATTTCCTTACGTAAAAATACCCAAGGTGTGAACACAATGTCCTTAAACTGCTCCAGGTTTAAATCCGGATACTTATGGCCCTCTCTCGCATAAAATTCATGCAATAACTCGTCATTCTTTAATATCATGCTAAATTCTCTTTACCAGGGTTAAAGAAATCAATTGGGAGTTTTTTGACTTCAGGTACCGGACCTAAATAAATATATTCTATTGCGTTGCAGATATAAATACGAGATCCATTCTCATCTAATTTAGAATCATGCAGTCCTAACCACTCTATAACATCTTCACTTACTTCTATTTTTGCTCCATAATCTTCTCTTTGTAAAGTCATATCATATGCTAGACTTGCTACTATTCCTAATTGGTGTCTCATTCTTTTACTAGTTTAATTCTATACCCTTGGTTATTCTCTTCCGGAATTAAAAACTCTTTTACTGAAATTTTTCTAGTTAGTTCATTCTTTACCAGAAATTTCTTGTCGATCATAGATTTAATATGATTCCCAAGACCTCCAGGTTTAAGACTAAGCTTCTCCATAACCTTCTTACGGACCACTCCATTAAACATGTCCTCTTCGATCAAATTTTTATCTTGGTACATAAATGCAGCCAAAACTTCAACTTCCTTGTTCGTAAGCTTCTCTGGGAAACTCTTCTCTGGAAGTATGATGTTCAATATCTCTAGGTGTTTAATGTAGTAGGTGAACTTGTCTCCTTTGATTACATTTGTGATTACTTGCATCAGTTTTTATATTTTTCAATTTTAGCTCCTATAGACTCTTCATCATTCATCCATTTCAAAATAGAATAACCTTTCAGTTGTGATTTACGAATCTTGTAATAAGACCTATCTTTAATGTAAGACTTTTTCACGGCCCCACCAATGTCATAAAACTCTCCATTAATTTTTGTTATACAGTGGTTGTCTAAATCAGACCAGTATGCTTTGGCTTCTGGAAATACTACCTTTAGTATCTTGTATAATCTAAAACAACTTCCTTCTGTAAAGATCTTAAACTGTATATCTGCCGAGTCTCTTAACTCTTTCAAAAATTCTTCAATCATACTATTTCATTTTTATCTGAAGCAAAATTAATAAAAATATTAATACTACCAAACTAAAGACTATAAATTTTTTCTATATAGATGTACTTACCTATAGAAAAATAATATATCCAGATTACTTGACTTTGTGATCAGAAACATATACCTTTGACAAAGAAAGTTTTCTTTCCTGCGTGCAGGAGAAAATCTTAGCCAGCAGGCATAAATATAGAGAAGGGAAGTACAATAAAGTTTTCTTTCTTTTGGTTCTTTTCTTTCTTTTAGTAGAACTCAAACTTCCCATTATACCCGATAACATATAAAACATTGTACTTTACCTTAAATTATATGCGATAAGGTATAATCTATTATATGTAAAGGTTATTGGATTTTCTATATACGTGTAAACTTATATGTATACAAAACCCATAAAAAGTAAACATATCTGTTTACTAAATAACCACTATAATGACTATAAAAAAATAAATCTATAATTCGTCACTAATCTACATATAGTGCCAATAATTAGCTGCCCAAAAAAATTTCCAGGAAAAAATTTTTTATGTGCTCTGTGAGAGTGTAAACTACCCTACTCAAAACCCCCACTCATTTCTGGAAAGGAAAACTCCCCCTACCAAAGTTCTGAAACGAATTAATTTCTGGGAGCATTAATAATAACTTAATACTATACAAGATGAGTAAAATGGAAAGCAAAGCAATGCAAGCAGCAGTGTGTGACATGCAGAACACTGGAGAGAATGTCAAAGTTCTCTGGACTCAAGTGTGTGAGTAAAAGTATGAAAAGCAAAGTACAACTTCAGAGTTGTTGTTGTACTTTGCTGCTCTATTAGCGTTTAACCTATTAATACATTATATTATGAAGAGAGTAAAGAAAGTGATCAAGAGAGTTCACAAGTTCCTAAAGGAATGGGCACCAGCATGTAGTCATGCTATTCATAGATAGATTAGGATTGGAGGGCAATAGCTCTCCTTTATTCTATATTAGGCCAAACTCAAAACCCTAACTTATTATTGGATTGAATAATCAATCTATAACTTAAATCGAGTATTATGACACTTAAACAGATCAAAAACCAATTAGAGATTCCAGCATTAGAGCTTAACACAGCTAAGGACAAAGAGGATAAGCCAACAGATTGGATGAGACATTGGGACAATGACAACAGAGTTGCTGTTAGCATCCACAAGGAATTAGTAGCTGAGATCAAAGCTAACTCAAACATCAGCTCATTAGGGCTTCAGTCTGAGGATAGAGAAGGAACAAAAGGACCTTATAAAGCATACCGAATTGTGAAGTACACTCCAGCAGAGGAGACACTATAGTATTAGGGGAGAGACCAGAAATGGTCTTTCTCTTTTTCCCTTAAAACTCCACTCAAAACCCTCACTAATTATTAGTATTACTTATTTACTTTTTTATTTTTATTAGGGTAGATAAGCTGGCGATTTTGCCACATTATGTCTAAAAACTATAGTAAGATGACATTAGATCAAATTAAAGAAAAAGTAGGAATTGAGCAATTAGAGTTAAACACAGCAAATGATGGAGAAGGGAATCCAACTGATTGGATGCGCCACTGGGATAATGATAATCGTGTTGCAGTATCTATTCACAAAGAGCTTGTGGGTGAGTTAAAGGCTGATGCCAATATTAGCTCATTAGGTATTCAAACTGAAACCAGAGAAGGTGATCAGGGAGAGTATACAGCTTATAGAATAGTTAAGTATTCTCCAGCGGAGACTACGCTATAATAATTGTAGTTTGTTTAGGTTAGGATTAGGAGAGTGTCTATTAGGCATTCTCTTTTTCTTTTGTTACAAAACTTAACTCAATACCCTCACTAATTTTTAGTGTCACTAATTACTCTTTTTACTTTAAGAGATAGTAATTAAGTTAAAATGTGA